ATAAATAATATGAGCACATCATTTATTTTTAACAATAAGCAAATTACTCTCCCTGGGGCGTATTCTACTATAAAAAGCGGAGAAACATCTCCAGCTCGCACCTTAGACTATTCAAAGGTGCTCATAGTTGACACTGGGGTTTATGGTGCAAATTGGTGCGGTGGCTCTGGTGTATCTGGGGAAAATTATCAGAACTTGGATTCTGTATATAGATTTGATACTTTGGCAGAGTTTCGTTCTTTCATGAAAGGCGGTATGTATTGGAAAATTGCAGAGGCACTTTTTACACCGGACTATTCAAATCCTGCCTCTACTGGTATTTCACAGCTTTTGTTTGTTAGAGCTGCACAGACAGCTTCTGCCACTATCACTTTTGCAACAACGGCAGGCGGAACATTTGAAGTTAAAACTTTGGACGAAGGAAAGGGAGCAAATGGTACACTTTCGGAAGCTGGCAATCTGATTACTGGTTATGGAGTTTCTATTGTGGCAGGAGAAGATGATCCTGAAAAATGGATCATGAAGTTTTACGTTGGCTCTTTTACCGGTTATGCAGAGGATGGTTATCCTATTGGAGAAACACCGGAAGATCAGGCAGCACCTACTTTGGTATTGCAGTCACCGGAATTTGACAATATTCAGACTTTGATTGATTGGGCTAAATCAGACTCTAACTTTGCGAATTTGTTTGTTTTGACAGAGAATGCAAAGAAAGAAGGTGAAGGAACTGTAGCGGAAAACGACGTAACAACGGCACTTGTAGGAAAGAAATTCGTACTTGCAAAAGGCGGTACGGAAACTTATAATGCCGATTACATGACACAGGCTCTTGCTGCTATCACAGGGTTGGATTATAGTTTTGCTCTTACAGATCAGTTTGGACAAAATGCGGATTCTGCGTTACAGAAACAGTATATTGCCCACATGAACAGCCAGGCAAAATACACCCATTTCTTGTTTGTTGGAGGATATGCTGATGCTGCTAATTTCTCTAAATCACTTGATTTGGCAAAAGGCTTTAATAGTGAGCTTGTCCAGTTGGTACATGGAGGCGCAGGCATGACTTCCGGTATTACAGGTGTAAAAACACGTTGGTGGGGTGTAATGTATAATTTGTGTTGTATCTTGGGAAGAACAGCTGGAAAACCGCCTTATATTCCTGTTACAAACAAGACGATCGGTATTGACAAATTACAGCATACTTTGAGTGAAGTTGAAAAAACGAAGGCTTTGGATGCTGGTATGCTTGTGACGGTTTACAATGACTACACTAACAATTTTGTTGTGTTGCAGGGTGTGAATACTTTGCAAGATAACAAGGTGTTATTCAACTCCAATGGTCAGAGCCACAGCATTCAGTTCATGCGTATTGTCGCACAGATTAACAAGGAATTGGTTGTAAATGCTTCTATTGATTTGCTTGGACAGGAAAATGGTGTAAATGTCAATACTTTGTCTGCCGGCGCAGTGAAGGACTGGACGGTTGCTTATTTGCAATCCAGAGTAGCAACGGAAGCACAGGATAACTTGCTTCTTTCTTTTAAAGATGTTGTCGTAACAAGACAGGAAGACGCTTGGTTTGTTACTTATAAGATTGTTGTCAACAATGAAATCAACAAGTTGTTCTTTACAGGCTTCTTAATTCGTGGATAATAATTCTAAAATATAGAATATCATGCAGACATTCAGTGCACCTATGGCATATATAAAAATCGGTGGTGAGACTGCTGGTTTTGTCAGAAATATAACTGTACAGGAACAAATCAATCGTGTGGATGTGCAAGGGTTAGGTAGTTTGCCTATTCAGGAAATCCCGCCTGTATCTTACAGATGTTCCGCAACTGTGGACCAGTTCTTTTTGTCTTTCAAAGCTCCGGTGGTAGAAGCAATGATTCATCGCTTGGGAACTTTACAGGAAGTACTGGACACTCTTACATTCGCAGAACAAGGTTTCTCTATCATGATCTATAAGAAATTGGTTCAGAACTTTGATGATGCCCGTAAGATGGTGACGCAGGTTGACCCGACAGGTCAGACGGTTGCTCTTTTAACTCCGTGTTTCATTGAAAATCAGAATTGGCAGTTGCAACAGCAATCTGTTGCTTCCTATAATGTCAATATTAGGTATCTCCACCCCGTGGTAACTGCCGAATATTAAGTGTTGAAAATAAGATAGTTACTATTTTTATAGTATATTTTAACTAATTTTAAAGGTAAGAATTGAGGATGCTATATCTAAAGTTCTTACCTTTGTTGTGTATAATAATAAATGCCCATACAAAGATTGCAGTCAATGTATGGGCAGATTTCGATAAATTGAACTTAAATTGGTTTTGGTTATGAAAGCTAATTTTGACAAAGGTACAAAAATTTGTTCTAAATGTAAGAGAGAACTTCCTATTGAGAACTTTCAAAAGAATTGTGCTGCTACTGATGGACTTACTTGTAGATGTAAAGAATGTTTGTCTGCTAAAAATTTAACAGAAGAAGAAAGAAAGAGAAGGGTGGAATCTGTAAGAAAGTATCAACAAACGCTTAAAGGACAAGCAAACAGGGAAAGACAAAATGAGCGAAGGAGAAATGATACAGAATATAAAGAAAGAACAAGACAAAAACGTTATGAGTATTATCATAAGTATTTGGCAAATCCAAAAAAGACAAAAGAAATAGAGATAGACGAAAACGGAAATGAATTTTTTGTATGTTCTACATGTGGGAAGAGACTTCCGATAGATTGTTTTCATTTGGATAATTCTACAAGATTGGGGATAAATTTTTCTTGTAAAGATTGTGTGAACAAGAGGAAAAGAGAGCTGTCTCATACAGAAGAATATAGGGAGAAGAATAGGATAAAATCTGCCAAATTTCGATCGACTGAATTTGGCAGAAAATATATGAGTGAATACAATTTAAAAAGATTGAATGAAAATGAGCAGGCGAGAATGAACCTTAGGTTACATAATTTACTTAGAAAAATGATCCATCGTCCCACTTATAGTGGGAATATGCTTAGATTGGTTGGTTGTTCAAGAAAAGATTTTATTGATTTTATTGAATCTCAATTTAAAGAAGGTATGTCATGGGATAATTATGGTAAAATATGGCACATTGATCATATCGTTCCATGCTCCTATTTTGATTTGACGGACGATGAAGAACAAAGGGTTTGTTTTAACTGGAGAAATACGCAACCTTTGTTTTCTAAAGATAATTTTAGTAAAGGAAATAATGTATTGGAAGGATCGCAGGAACTTGTGGATTTTATTTGTCAAGAATTGAATATAAAGAAGAAAATAATATTGAAATTAAGGACAAGGGAGGAGTAAATAAAAGCCGGGCCACTTTTTATTACTTATAAGCGGTATTTTTATCATAAGTACCTTGTTATTAATTATTTATCTGTGGGCCACTTTGAAAACAGTATTTTTATAGTACCGGCACTGAAATTGGCGTTATGATCTTTTCATTTGACGATAATTTGTTGATAATTATATCGTTGTACCTGGCACAATTTGATATGTGTGGTTTGTTGGTTAAACAATCTTTTCAGAAAGCAGGACAAAAATTCTGCTTTCTATGTTTTATCATTATCTTTGTAACACAATCAATTAATCACAAAACAAAGTATGAATACGAAAGAAATTACAGTAAAAGGAAGAAAGTACGAAATTCAATTTCCTAATGTAGGACAGTATTACCAGATCGAAGTAAACAAACAAAGACTGGGGAAAGGGAGTTACAACTCATTGATTGGCAATCCTACTATTACAGCGCAGCGTGCGTTGGATATGATTGATGTTGAGGCAACTTTATCCGTTCTTTGTCCGCAGTTGGTTGCGGATTTGAAGGTAAAAAGTTTCTCGGAACTTGGATTGAAAGATTTTAAGGAGATCAGCGATATTTACATGAACGAGGTGTTCCCTTTCTTGAAAGAGGCTGAAAAAATACTTTCTTCTGTGGACTGATGAACCGGGAAGAATATAGGAATTTCGTCATAAAATGGAATAACACTTTCCCTATTGACAGGTGGTTTAGGAATAAACACAATATTCCTTTTCTTTCGGAAGAACATAAGAAGTGTGATTTCTTTACTGAACTTATGGAGTTCGAAGAAGAAAAGGCATTTTATGAACTTAATCAAGAAAAGAAAGAAAAAGAGGAAAGAGCGCAAGAATATATCCCCAATATCGGAGATTGGTTAAAAGCCCCAGAAGGGGAAATTTCGGAACAGGACACTGCCTTTTATGAAGATCAGATGTTTAAAATGATCGAGATGGAACAGAAGGCAAAAGAAAATAAAGAGAAAGATGGCTGATAACGAAAAAAGACTTAGGGTGTCGGTGGATGTCTCTCAACTTAGGTCGGTCGGGAGAGATGTCGAGAATATGCAACGAAGAATAGTCGAAAACAATAACGACATTATTCGTCAGCAGAACGACGCACTTAACCAACTTAGGGAGCAATTGAACCTTTTGGGACAGCAAAATTCCGAAAAGGGTAGACAGACTGCAACACCCACACGTCCAGTTATCCAACCTACACCACAACTGGAAGGAGAAGATCAAGAAACTGCAACACCTACACGAAGGAGAAGAAGAAAGCAACCAGAAGCGGACATTTCGGATGAAAGAGGCGAATCCTATCAAGATAGAGGAACAAGAACTATCGACTTGTCAGCTTTACTTGGTGTCAATCAAGAAGGTTTTCGTGATATTGTGGAAGCTATTTCTTCCGGTAATAGCGATTTGTCTGATATAACAAAGCAAATTCTTCAAAACGTGCAAGCAGGAGCACGCGCTTTAGAGGGAATACAAGAAGGTGTCTTTTCTATTGATGAAACTCTATACAATCAAAGAGGAACTTCTTCTGTGGGTGGATCGGGAATACAGCCTATTCCAGTGCCCACACCATCACCAGTGCCAGCAAGAGAAGAAACACCTATTACAAGAGAAAGAAGGGAAAATGTACAAAGAGGAAGTGACAGAAGTACAGCTACTAACATTGCCACAAGAGTGATTTCCGGTGTTGGAGCTACATTCCAAAGTCCTGCTGCTATGGGTGGAGGACTTATATCTTCTTTGGGCGGAATTGTGGGAGAAGGTCTTTCTTTGATACCTGGTGTAGGGGGATTTTTAGGCGGTGTAACCACTGCGGTCGCCAATGTCATGGCGGGAATTTTCACTACATCTGTTGAAAAGGCTATGGAAGCGCAAAAGAGAACCATACCTTATGCGCAGACAATGGGCGTTTCCGCAGGACAAGCCATGCGCACAGCCTTTGGAGAAGGTAGTTATGCTGCTGGTGCTCTTGGAATGAATGTAGGAGAGTATATTCAAAGGCGTGCTGCACTTATCCGTGCCGCAGGAGGAAAGGAAGAAACAGTTGCACCTGTACCGGAAACACAAAGTTTGATGGCTGTACAGCGTTTATATGGACTTAGTGATCGTACTGTAATGGGAATGCAAGGGGCGATGCGTTTTGCCCGTACAGAGGAAGGACAAACAGCTTCTTCATCTGCTATTATCCGTTCGTTTGAACAGACTATGAAGCAACTTCAAATCCCTCTTAGCGAAATCGCTTCTACGATGGATGAAAGTATGACTACTTTTATTCGTTCTGCCGATGATATTCTTTCTCGTACAGGTGAAATAGATGCAGCAAGCATAGCTTCTATCATGCGTGCTGTTCGTTTGCAGACCGGAATGGAAGGTAGGCAATTGGAGCGTGTACAGCAGGCTTTTATGGGGCAAGGGATTTCACAAGATGATGTAACGCAAACTCTTTTGCTTCGTGCAACACAACAAGCCACAGGATTGACAAATCCTTCTGAAATTCTTGCAGCTATGGAAGATTTGTCAAGAGGTGAGGGGGATAAAAATATAATGAAGCGGTTTCTTGAATCATTGAAGGAAATATCGGGAGGAAGTCTTGAAATGCTTCGCCATTTGATGCGAGGGGCATTTACAAACCTTTCCTATACGGATATTAATAAGATTACTGGACAAGGGGATATTGACTTTGGAGAATTTTATAAGAAAGTGGATGAATCCAGGCAAGCACTTAGGGAACAGAATGACCCAACAAACAGGTATGAACCTACTGCTGCCGAAAGAACCGTTACGTCCGGCGAAAAGATGATGTCCACTTATGAAAACAGAATGATTGGAATTGGTGAAGCGAATATAGACAGATTGGGCAAGATACTGAATGCTATAAATGCTATGCACACTGCTACAGCTAATTTTCCTACAGCGTTGGAAAAATTTATATCAGAAAATAAAGAAAAAATTAAGGATGGTGGCATGGATTTATTATTATCCGCACCATATGGAATTGGCATGATTCCAGCAGCATTATATAAGATAGGGTTGAAAGAATTGGTTAAATCTTTAGCTTCGGAGGACAATAAATAATGGCAAAAAAAGATAACAGCAAAACAAGCGTACCACCAATATACCCACTTCCGGCGTATAAATACTCCACTATACAGGATTTTATTGATATATGGCAAAAGGTTATTCCTACTGGGAAGAAAAAATATACTCCATCTGATTTATTGAAGGTAAAGAACGAAAAGGGGTTTTCTAATCTTGATATTATTTGGGGAACTTATGACAAAGAGGAACAAGCGAAATATAAAAGTGATTATGATTCCGGTACGCTGCCTTATGTAAAGCAAGGAACAACTTTGTTCTGCCCGAAAGATGATACGCCATTATCCCTTACAAAAGCCGCAAAAGAAGGCCAATTTGTGTCGCAAGGAAGTTTTAAGGCTTATTGGGGAGAAAACTATGAAAGCTTGATAAGTGATGAAGAATATTTGCCTGACACAAGCGTTACATCTTCTCTGAAAGGAACAGGGATAAACGCTAAGATAATTTCCATGAACGTAAGGGTATGGGTATATATCAAGGCTTTGGATAAGGTTATGGATTTGTCCCCTTATGTTTTGCAGGTAGTAACGACAAAATCGAAACAGACGGGAGAATTTACCGTTTTACTATCACCTTTTTATGCTAATGAAAGTTCTTTTGCTTTTGGAGAATCTATTGTAGAACAGTTTAATCTTGTTTCCAATGAGGGAGCGCAAGTCAAATCTTTTCAAGAAAAGTTTATCCAGAATAACGATATAGTCTTTATCCGGTTCGAACGTTTGAAAAAGGAAAAATCAACAGGAGATTTGGATTTAGGAAAGCAAGTGAACTTGGAGATTCCTGTTTCTAAAATAGCCAAAAACAATATTTGGGATATGATAGGATTTGTGGACACTTGCACATCTTCTTTTGAAGCACAGGGAAACGTAAAATCCATCACAATAGAAGGAAGGGATATAAGCAAACTCTTTATGGAGGACGGGTGCTATTTCATTCCTTTATTGAATGTTACTGATACCTTTTCTCATTGGTACGAAATGAGTGAGGATAGTATTTGGTTTAAAAGGAATGTCCTTACAGGAGCTTTTTCAAATCTTTTATGGTCATATGCAGAAAAGCCTATACGGGAGTGCCTATGGTTTATTGTAAATGTCATGTCAACAATAGGAATAGCCAAAAATAGTGTATTTGATTCTTGGCAAGACAAAAGAACAGAAGGATATGATATTGGAGCAAAAGAAAAACGTCCTGTTAACGGTGTTTGGCAGATAGTAAAAGTATTTGTGGAGGATATTCTCGAAAAAAGGGTTCTTATTGATTCTTCCATTGCCAATCCGAACGGCACGCTATTGGAGTATATGACGAGGGTATGTCAGTTTCCTTTGGTGGAATTTTACTTTGATACCTATGTTAATACGATAGATGTGGTTGTAAGACAACCTCCATTCAATAAGGATGCTATTTTGGGAGCTTATAAGAATGGGCAGTATGTGACGATTGCTTCCGACAATTTGCAAGGATATGATTTGTCTTATGATACAAGAAGCTATTCTTGGTATCAGCTAAGAGTAATGGATAATCATGCTGGGCAAAGGAATACGACAAGTCTTGCTTTTGTTCCTATTGTGTATTTGGATGATTATGCCGAAGTGTTTGGTAACAAGAAAATGTCCTTTACAGATCAGTATTTGAACTACAAGGAAACGGACGGAGTGAACAAGACGCAGACACTTGCTAACTTTCAAGAAGCTGCGTTAAATGATCTTATATACATTATAGAATCAACAGCTTATCTTCCTTTTACGAGAACAGGTACGATTACGATAAATGGGGATAGAAGAATAAAGGTTGGTACATTTATTTACTTTGAACCGACAAATGAATTTTTTTATGTATCCTCTGTTGTCAATAATGTTTCTTTCTTGGATGGGAATTTGCAAAGACAGACTATTATGCAAGTGGAAAGAGGTATGTACGTTCCTATTCTTTCTAATTCTTTTTCTTCTGTAAAGAATAGACAGGATAATGCAGGGGAAGAAAGTAAGGATGTGAAACCGGATTATTTCAAATTGGTTGATTTGACGGAAATGAGAAATGCAGCTAAAGTGACTCAAAAAGATCAGATAGCTACACTTGTTTCTCCAAAGGTGGATAGAAAACAATTCGAGTATTTCTTAAATCGCAAAATGTTCAGTTAGATATGGCAGGAGGGAAAGTAAGAAAATTGAATGCGTCACCCGAAGCGATTTCATTCGGATTTATTGTCATTCCCAATGGAGTGGACAGGGATTTGTATGTGGAAACCTGTTTAAGGAGAGGTCGTGTCTCGGTCATGGGGAACGGGGGAGCTTTCTTTCGGGATATTTATATAACAAATGAAGTTTTGGCTAATATCGAGTTCCCGGAGAAAGAAAATGAACAAGGGTCGGCGGTAGTGATAGCGAGCAACCCGTATGACGGTGTTCCTATTGTGATAGGGAGCTATCCGAGAAATGATCAGTCTCCTATGTGGAAAGAGAATACATTCCAGTTCAGAAAGACAGTAGGGAATGTGACTGCATCCTTATCGGTTGATCCGGCTAATAATGCAGTAATTGTTTCTATCAATTCTCCTAAAAAAGCATCCGTAAAGGTACTTGCTACAGGATCAGAAGAATCGGAGGTAATTGTTGAATCCACTGGAAGCGTGAATGTGACCGGAGGAACAAATGTTTCCGTAAAGGGATACACACAGATAGAGGCAAAGGTTGTGAATCCAGAAAAACCGGAAGAAGAGGAAAGAAAAGTCTCTATGGATTTGGAAAAGGTTTATTTTCATTGGAAAACGGAGGAAATGGAACAATCTTTGCAAGTGGATAATTCCGGTGTATCGGTAAAGATTGGGGAAGATGTACAAAGCACGATAACGAAAGAACAGTTAGATTTGAAAACGGGAGCATCTACTTTGAAAATGAACAACGATATTATTGAGTTCAATGGTGGGGGATTGAAAGGTCTGGTTGAACTGGATAACCTTACAAGTAAATTGAACACTTTTGTTCAGTCTTTCAATTCTTTTGTAAGCACTTATAATACACATTCTCATCCCGTATCAACGGCAGGATCGGCAACAGCACAGACAGGTTCAACTACAGGTATTGTCGGGAGTGCACAAACGGCACAATCATTCAATGCTTCTGATTATGAGAATGAAAAGATAACACAAGGATAGGAGAATGTGGGAAAAGTTTGTACTTTTGGGAAACAATTAAATTTTTACAGCCGTGGCAGTTTTGGATTCAGTGGTAAAAACAGCGAAATCGACACTTAAAAATTTGGGTCGCTCCATGATGGCAGCGCAGTTCCCGAATGATTTTGAAGTGTATATGTGTTCTTTGGAGTTGGCAGATTCCAAAGGGAACACAATTGATGTCTTTACTTTCCCTATCAGCCCGGAGAGTATAGATAAGAGTGAACCTAAAAGAACTACGGTAGTCAACACGGCAGGAGGCATAACAGTACTTACTTCTCCTGTTTTTATGCCGCAGACAATTACGATAAAGGGAAACTTTGGAAGGACATTCAAGATTCTTTTAAGCGGTTCTGATAGCGTTTCGTTGACAGGTGCAGCTTTTAGTATCTCGGCAGGAAAGCGTTATCTCTATCAATTACAGGGAAAATCTACAAGTTCTCTCACTATGCCTTCCTTTGATGCCGGCATCAAAACGGGATATGGTTGTATCAAGATATTACAATCTATCATAGATAAAAGCAACGGAGTGGACGAGAACGGGTTTCCCATGAAACTTTTCTTCTATAACATGGCACTTGGAGAAAGCTATCTTGTTACGATTCCACCGCGTGGCGTTAATTTCAGTCAGAGCATATCAAAGAATATGATATGGGAATACAATCTTGAAATGACTGTTATAGCTCCTTTAGAAGCGGTTTCGGGAACAAGTGGTAGTAAAGGTTCGCTTTTGGAAATGTGCGCCTCTAATGTGATACAAAAGGGCATAAATGAATTTGCAAGTTCAATCTCTAAAGGTCTGCTGGGTAATGAGTGAAGCATTTGAAAAATTTTACAACGTAACGGGATATGATATAAAGTCGTATTTCCAGAAGTTTGTTGATTTCTGTACCAACGATTATCCTCTTATTGTGGATTATTATAGTAATGGTGGGGAGATGGACAAGGATTCTTTCTTGCGCCTTGTTGAACTTGTGAGAGAATCGGAAACGATTGAACCTTTGTTTATTCTGCATGAAAATACTTTGGACGATATTTCCATGTGGGATATTCTGGACAACTTTACAGAGACACAGACAAAACTTTCCACTATTAAAAGTTCCGCAAGGTGGCTTAGAAGTTCTTCTTTAGACAGGAACAATACTTTGCAGATGGAAAAGACACTTCGGACAGGGGAACGGTTTGAAGATGTATCCAGACAGCTTAACAGTACCAACCCGGAGGATGATTGGATGGATATTACAATACCACAATATATAGAGGAAACAGATTATTCATTCTCTGACGGTGGAGGAAAGTTTTATGTCAACTTAAAGAACGCTGGTAACAATTATCTTGACACGGTAGTAGACGTATTGGTAGGCGACAATATATTGGGACGGGATATTGACCTTAATTTTGTGTTTGAAAATGACGATTTGAAGATAGTGATAGGCGATGATGCGATCCGACAGGCTTTGGATACTATTCTTTCTTCTCAAAAAGGTACTATACCAGAGTTTAAGGATTATGGAATTGCAAATGAGTTCATAGGAACAACGGTGAACGCAATCCAGTACCCTTCTATTTTTAAGGATGTAATGAACATGTTCCAAAGGGATTCAAGATGGGACTCTGTGGAGTTGATAGATGTAAAAAGAGAGGAAGATGCCGTGTTCCTTTCTTTGCAATGTAAAACGGTAACAAAGAAAGATTATTTAGTAAATGTTCCTATATAATTGATATTCAGATGATTACAAAAACAAGTGCAACAATAACCAATCTAAAGAATCTTTTTATAGAGATGTTTTTAGATAAGACAGCTAAGGTAAGTAATGTAGCTGACGGTTCGGTTGTGAATGCTACGGCATTCGGTGTAGCGAAAGTTGCTCAAAAGGCAATGAAGGATATTGCCATAAAGGAAGCGCAGATATTTCCAGATACAGCTACAGGCGTTTATCTGGATAAGGCTGCTGCTTTGTATGGTGTCAGCCCGCGTAAAGGTGCTTTGGGTTCTTCGACATATATAAGGGTATCTGCTAATCCAGGTACAGTATATGATACGTCTGTTACTTTTGTAAATAAAAATGGTATTCGTTTCCAAGTTGACGAAGCATTGACTGTAGGGGAAAGTGGTTACGGATATGTAAAGGTAAGAAGTATCAACGCAGGGTATTCCACAAACGTACCGCCTAATAGCATTACTAATGTTTCTCCGCAGCCACAAGGTCATATCGAATGTACGAATGAATATTATGCTATTGGAGGACGTGATAGTGAGGATGATGAAACGTTTAGAATCCGTATTAAGAACAATCTGAATATCCTTAGCAAGAATACAATAGAATACTGGACACAGACACTTAGCAACATAGACGATCGTGTCTTAAAAGTAATGAGTGCCGGTCTGGACGAAAAGGGCATATATAATCTCTATGTTGTTTCGCAGAACGGTATTTTCTTTACCGAAGAAGAACTTGATACACTTCTTGAAAGCGCACAAGGATATTTTGGTATTTCAGAACTGAATATTGAAGGGAAAGTAGTTGGTATTGGTATCAAGAATATTGATTGGTTCTATGTGGGTTCAGAAAGGGGGTTGGATTTCCGTGTTCAGCTTCAACCGGATTACGATGTGTCTACTGTGCGTCAGAACATACAAGTGAACCTTACTAAATATCTTGATTTTCGTTTTTGGACACCTGGAAAAATCGTAGAATGGGACGATTTGCTGGATATTGTAAAAAAGACCGATGGCGTAAAATATGTGCCGGACGAGTATTTCTTTCCGTATTACGATCAGCAAGTCCCGGCAAATCAGCTTCCGCGTATAAGGGGGTTTGTGATGCGCGACCAGGACGGAAATATTTTGTACGATTCTGATAGCAACCTCTCTCCGTTGTTTTACCCGTCTGAACCGGAGGATTTGTTTGTAGGCATCAACGACAGCTCACTCAACCTTTATCAAGAGGTTTATTTCAATGTGACAGATTCGGAAGGTGGCACTGTGGAAGGTGCAAATATTTCTATAGGGAACAATGCTGTTATAACAAATGACAATGGGCAAGCTATTATCCAACTTGCAAACGGACAGTATGAATATATTGTTTCCGCTTCGGGATATATCCCCGTAGAAGGAATGTTTGTAGTGTTGAACGGTAGTGTTTCCATTGATGTACAAATGGTTTTAGCTCCTTATACGGTCACTTTCCATGTGATGGACGAAAAGGGAGGGGTTGTTCCTTATGCAAATGTAATGATGGATAACAGAATAACCACTACCAATTTGCAAGGTGTGGCTTCTTTGTCCGCAAGGAACGGGAACTATCCCTACACTATTGAAAAGTTGGGATATGATGAGTATTCCGGCAGTGTAGTTGTGGATGGTAGAGATAAAGAAGTATATCCTGAATTGGAATTTAAGGTATGGACGATTACTGTCATTGTAAAGGATAAGGAAAATCAGCTTATACCGAATGTCATTGTAAAGGTGAACAATGGAGAATATCTTACGAACCAGCATGGAGAGGCGGAAATACCACTTGTAAATGGTGAATATCCTGTAACAATCGAAAAGACAGGGTATGATACTTTACAGGGGGAAATTAAGGTCAACAACCAGAATGCGGACGTTACCTTTGAGATGGATTTCTTTTTATACAATGTGGAATCTAATATTTCGCAGGTAAATCAGGGGAATCCGGCAGAAGGAGCTACAATCAAAATAGAAGGACAGCCGGGAGTATTGAATGTAAACGGTTCTGGACAAGCTACTATAAAATTAAAGAGTGGAAATTACAGCTACACCGTGCAGAAAAAGGGATATGATGATTTGACCGGATCGTTCAACGTAGAAGGACAGGATACATTTATTCAAAGAACCCTTGTATTGAAACATTATAATGTGGTTATCACTGTTCTTGACAGTGATAACAGTAGTCCGGCACAAGGAGCAGCAGTAAATATCAATGGCTCTTCTTATCCTACAAATGAAAGAGGGCAAGCTGTTGTAAGCCTTCAAAACGGGACATATCCTTATACCGTAACAAAGTCGGGATATTATGACGGCAGTTCTTCGGTTACTGTTCTTGACAGTGATAACAGTAGTGTAATAAGTTTAAAGGCAAGACTTTACAATGTCATAATGACGGTAAAAAATCCATTGAAAGAACCTATTAAGGGGGCTACAGTGGAGATAAATGCAACGTCTTATCAGACACAGGATAATGGTGAGGTATCCTTGCAGTTAAAAAATGGTACATATCCGTTTACGGTGGTTGCCAATGGTATGGACGATTATTTAGGCGAGCTGGAAGTTGTAAGTGCAGATATTCCGTCTTTTCCTGTAAATATGGAGTACAAGAAATACGATATTGCATTTACTGTACAGACAGATGAAGGTGTTGCAATTGAAAACGCTAATATTCATATCAACGAAAAGGACTATCAGACTTCGCAGGGTGGTTTGGTAACGGTTCGTCTTTCTGACGGGCAGTATCCTTATACGGTAACGAAGGAAGGTTATGTTCAGACACAAGGTAATGTGGAAGTTTCCGGTAGCAACAAGAACGTATTAGCTCAACTTACCCCTATATCATATAATATTACGTTTGTAGTAAAAGATAACATGGCTTCGCCCAATCTTTTGCAAGGAGTGTCTATTGATATAGAAAATGAGGACAAGACAGTTACCACAAATGCGTCAGGAGAAGCGATAATCAGTCTAAAAGCTGGTAAATATACCGCTTCATTCATGAAGAACAGCTATAAGACTGAAACTCTTTCATTTGAAGTAACTGGAGAGGCTACGTTTACGCAGATATTGAAGAAGATATGGAATCTTACCTTTAAAGTGACCGCCGCAGGAAAATCAGGCTTAAAAGATGTGACTGTCAGTGTAAGTGGACCGGCCATATTAAGCGGAAATACTGTAAGTCTTAAAACAAAAGATGATGGAACAACTGATCCTGTGCAGGTAATAAACGGTGCTTATGATTGGAATGCGTCACTCACAGGATATTCGCCGGAAGAAGGAGTGGGAAGTGTTCAGGATGCCGATCAGGAGAAAGTGATAGAATTGACTTATGGATTTGAAACTACATTTACAACTTCACCAGCCACACAAGGCGTTGAAATTACTATTGATGGTAATGATACAATCACAACGGGGCAAGACGGTATAGCAACAATAAATCTTTCCACAGGAACGCATACTTACGCTTATTCAAAAACAGGTTTTTTAAACGGGACAGGAAATGTGCGAATCGAAGAAGCTGAAAAAAGTGTACAGATAACACTTGTTCCTGGAGCGACAGTTACATTCCATACAAAGGTAGGAAATTCTGCTTTGGCGGATGTAAAGATAATTGTAGGGCAAAGTAGCGCAAGGGCACTTCCTGAAACCATTGTAACAAACAGTCAGGGTATCGCGGCAATTGATCTTCCTACAGGGGATTATCAATATCAGATTCCTACTACAAGTACGGATAATCCTAATCTGGTGGAAGTGCCAAGCGGAACATTTAGTGTGGCAACCGCCGCAAGCGCCATTGAATTGGATTTGGCTGATTATGTAAAATACAATGTTACTTTCCAGACTGTTCCATCCACACAAGATGTAGCTATAAGTTTTGCCAAGGCAGAATCTCCAGACACACCTGTTGCAAGTGGAGCTACTGCTTCTAACGGCATTCTTACTTTGACTTACAAGAACGGACAGTATATCTATACAGCAAAGAAATCCAGTTATAAAGATGTAACAGGTGAATTTACAATTGCTGGTGGAGATCAGAACATAACGGTTGAGATGCTTCAAATTTCAACGGTTACATTTACTGTAAAAAGTCAAAATGATAGTTCTCCTATTGAGAATGCCGTTATCGAAATGACAGATCGAAGCGATTCATCTAACAAATACAAAGGGACGACTAACTCGTCTGGCGTAGCTACTATGACGTTTGATAGTAGCGGGTTTGAGTGGTCGCAAGATAGTGATGCGGATTTTTCCGAGGGGTTGGATTTTTACACACCCAATGTATATACTCTTCCAGAGCAAGGTGACGCATGGACTGCGGAAGAATTTAAATCCAATTTCCCTAAAGGATTTTGTGTAAATCCTATGACTGAATACAAACAGCCACCATCGGACACTGTTTCAAAATTGTTATTTTTTATTGAAGATACATTTACTAAAATAACGGGGCAATGGGATAGCAATCACAAGACATTTACTTTAAATGAAATTGTTCCCAAATCAAAGAATACTGAAGGCTATTTCTTTTGGGCGGATGCAGGTGGCATACTTGCTTTTGGAGGATTGTTAGATCAATCTGCTAAAATAAATTTGGGTGATATAGATATGGGGATATCTGTAGAAAACATTCCAGAAAAATTTGATATTAGTTATGAAATTTCAGATACAGGAAGTTCAGCATCAATGATTTTATTTAAGGAAGGTGTAATAGAGAGAATCCAGCTATCTAATTTTGCTTTTGACATCTCCAATAATAGGGGGTTATATTTTGATATAAGTATAAAGCCAAAAGAAGGCATAAATATTACTTTGGAAGATTGGAAGACTGTAAATAATGTCAAAATATCTTTCTATGGCAAAAAGGCAATAAGTTCGGATATTCCGGCTGACAAGGTTCTTTATGGGAACTATGATTATACAGTTACCCCGCCTTCTCCTTTGGAAGCACAATCAGGCACGTTGAATGTAAATGCGCCTGCCATCAACAAAGAAATTTTGATTGCAAATAATGTAGATGTAACATTTAAGGTAACTTCAAAACAAGATTCATCACTTATTTCCCGTCCCAAAGTTGGTGATTTTGTGTATGGTGACAAAACATGGTCAACTGAATTGGACGGTACTAAAACTTGTGTCGGTGTCATTACTGATGTAAGAAGCAAGGATTTTGATTTTATAGCTTTGCAGGATGTAGAACCTATACGTTGGACAAATTCAAGTGGTCTTATTGATGATGTAACCACAGAATCAAATAGTTCTTTAGCTCTTTGTGATTTTGCAGGTAAGACAAATTCTCAAAACATCATACTTACGAAACCAACGGAAAGCACGGCGGCACATCAGTGCGCAGCTTATTCTACAGAAGGATTTGGTGCGGGTTCTTGGTATTTGCCTTCTATGGGACAGTGGAGCGTTGCCTATCTAAACAGATTTAAAATAAATGCTTCAATAAGCGCAGCAGGTGGACCAGCTATTAGCAGTGTTGCATATTGGTCTTCGACACAAAATGATTCGCCAAACGCTTGGACTTTTGGATGGGCTATTGGTTCTATGAGTGCTACGTCTAAGATTGGTTACTATAAAGTTCATCCTTTCTGTACCTATGAATACAATCCTGTTCCAAATGGTGTGTATATCTACGATAAAGACAATAATCGTTACACAAAAGAAGAATGGGTATCGTCTGGTAAAGGAACATCTGATGTATGTGGTATAGGCATTTCAACTGATACTAATTCGTTTATGGTATCGACGAATAAAAGTGGTGTAAACTACGCTTTTGGAGGTCAAGGTACTTTGATTAGCAATACACCAATATTAGATATCAATGTGGCATCCTCAGACTTATATAAAGCAACGCATGGTTTCATTTATACCGACACGATAATATCTCAATTGAGAACTGGCAATGCACCTGCGGCAGAATACGCCAAGACATATATGTTTGGGAATGGACAGAATGGCTATTTACCTTCATATGGCGAGGCGACCACTCTGTATTCTTACAAAACACAAGTGGAAGAGATTTTGCGCATGTTGGGTCTTTCTTTATGGGGAAGTGTATCTATTCAAACTTGCACCCAGTATGGGACTTCAAATAACGCGGTACTTTATTGGCCGTACGGGACTTCTACTCAACCAGGTAAAGGTAACAGGTATACAGTTTTACCTTTTACCCTTCTTCCTTCGCCTAATCCAGCAATTCCTATCGAGAACGCTCTTGTAAAAATGACATCTGCATCAAACAATTATCAGCAGAATACAAATAACAATGGAGAAGCTGTTATTTCTGCTGCATTAGGCGTTGATTATGATTATGAGGTCAGTGCTGGTGGTTATGTAACGCAGAATGGGAAAGTCGGTGTATTAAATGAAGCGAAAACAATTGAGGTTACTTTGCAGCCTGCAAGTGAGCTTTCTATAGTTGTTCACAGGAACACATTAGACGGGGCAACTGACATTTCCGGCGTACAGGTTGTTGTGACTGAAAATAAGGAAGGAGGGGTGCAGATGGCTTCCGGTACAACTTCACAAAACGGGACAGTCGTTTTATTTGTACCGGACGGAAGCTATAAAGTAACTTTTTCTAAAGATGGATTTGAAAGCAAGGAAGAAACGGTTGAAGTAAATGGGAAAACTGCACTTAGCACCTTCCTTTTGCAGATATACAATACTATTAATGTTCAGGTAAGAAGAGTTGGACAAATGCAAGGTATGCCAAGCCAAATCCAACTAAAGGACAGTACGGGGCTGGAGGTGATTCAGACTAAAAATATAACCACTACCGTAACGTTCGCCAATGTCGCATACGGACAGTATATCTTGTATGTACCGGAAGGGGATTTTTCCAAAGAAACATCCCAAAGCATTACTGTGAATAGTGAAGGAATGCAGGTGCAAGTAAACCTTACTCCGCTGTATATGGTGCAAGTAAAAGTAAACCCTACTGGTGGTAATGTGGAATTTACAGATTCAGAAGGGCAGAAGCATACAGGTTCGGCAGGGCCAGCAACATACACGGCACGGTTTGACAAAATTCCTGCGGGAAATTATCAGATTAAGATTACATCTTCCGGTTTCAGTGATTTTTCAACGACAGGAAGTATAAGTGGGGTTTATCAAACAAGTGTGAATTTGGAATACACCTTATCCAAACTGAACAAGTTGGTGCAGATAACAAGTGACCAATCCAATTACCAATTAGATACTTCTTACAAATACGTTTCCCTTTTGATAGTTGGAAGGGGAGGCGAAAAATTTGAGTATTGGCAATCTTGGAATGAATTTGTATTGATGGGTGGAACAACTGGACAAATTGTGTATATTCCTAATATATTGATGTCGGATATTTCAAATGGTCAAATAAATAAAATTACATTTAGTAGTGTTCCAAATACAGGATCTTGGACGGATGGGACGGAGTATTCCATAAAATTAGGAATAACAACTTATGAAAACAAAGCCTATAATGGAAATGGTAGTGCTTACAATGATGCTGATTATCCTATGCCACAAGGAAGTAGATTGGGCAATTATTCTGTATATAACGCAAAAAGTTCCGGTGGTTTTGTTGCCCACATGAGAGGTACATTCTATTGTAGTGGAAGCTATGGAAGTCAAAACGCAGAAGAAGAAAGTGCTTCCAATTTAGGATCAAGAATGCAACCGGATGGAGCGCCGGGCGGAGATGGCAGATATGGATATAAAAGTTCTTATGAAAATACTGTTTTTGGAGACGTAACTGAACCTATTCAATCCTCAGTTGTTATTCCTGTCCAATCTATTTTTGGAGGTACAAGTAAAGGTGAAGCGGGATATTTGAACACTCTATCTGGACAAAGAACTGGTGCGTCTTCATGGGGAGGTGCGGGCTATGGTGGTTCTAATTACACTTCTTCAGACGGAGGAAAGACAAGAATTGCTGGGTATGGCTCTGGACAACAATGTTCTCCGGCAGATGATGATGCGGGAAATATTACGAAACCAGGAGAAGGTATATTTTGTATATACTACCACAATGAACCTATTTGATAAACTAAAGGGAGAGTTTTAATTGCTCTCCTTTTTTTGCTTTGATTATAAAAGAAGTGCAAGTTTATTATGTTTGTTCGGAAAAGATTATCTTTGTGACAAGTACTTACTTAGATAAAACAAACAATTAAAAATCATTGCAATGGATATAATCAAAAGAACAGTAACAGCTAATTCTAATAAGCTGATAACTACTAATGGTGAAGCTGCACCTTCTTTAATCAGCAGTGCATGGAACTTTGCTACAATTGATAAAGATATTGTGCTGATTGACCAAAACGGACAAGAAGTTCCGTTTGTAATCATTCCTCTTTCAGAAGGGGCAATTAAGGTAATCCTTTCAGGTGGAATGGAATATACCATTTCGGAAGCGGAAGTGAGTGCAAATATAGGAATGCCACTCATGTACATGGTTCAGAAGATTTTGAAAGAAGGGACAACGGCAACCAATCTTAGTATAGGTTTTTAAGGAAAGGAATTGACAATGAATTTAATAGGAAATATTAATGCAATTCCTTTTAGGAGATTTAGGGGAGGGGGTGGAGTAGCTCCTTTCCCATCTATTTCTGGTATGATTGCAAGATATTCAGCATTAGGTCTTACTAATGAACAGATGGCAGAGAACCCTGTATGGAAAGACCTTACAGGCAATGGACATGATTTACAGATGAAGAATTTCGCTTGGAAGGGGATGTCCGGGTTTGGCGGGTATGTTGTAGACATAGATGAGTGGGGCACAAATTCAACGGCGGCTTATTATGAAAGAAACAGCATTAAAATAACAGCAACATTTAAAGAAAATGCCCCATTGGGTTTATTGTACCATAATATAAAATTACGTCAATCTTGCGTTTTAAAAGTAACAGGCATACCAGAAGGTTGCGATGCTTTTTTGGATGATCGATTGGGCAATCGTTTTTACATGTCAGAAGATGGTGTGTATGAAATAATTCCGTCTAACTTTTTGGCAGAAGCTCTCTATTTATCTATAGAAAAATATCCTGAAAGATGGTATGAATCTAAACTTACCATCGAACAACTACCCCTCTACCCCGGCTTTATCCTCGGTGACGGAGTAGACGACTTTGCAGTTACAGAGAAGGAACTTAACTTCGAGGATACCTATACGGTGTACACGGCGTTTATTCCGTTTCAGAATAATCCGACAAGAAATATGATTTTGTGTGGAGCTGATAGCAAAAAAACTTTTTCCATGCAATATTCGTCTTTGGTTTATGTATCTTTTATAGCGGGTAATAACTATTATATAAATGCTGATTTTGTTAATGGGCTTAATTTGTTTGCTTGTAAACGAAATGGTAATAATATATGTATTAAGAACTTATTAACTAATAAAGTTGTAACAGGTACGTGTGGGGACTGGGTGGAAAACGCTGGGCTATATTATTTATGGAAGAATGCAACTTATGCATCTTTTGCTAGAGCCGCCATTGCCGGTCAAACAATCTGTAATGGATATTTCTCTACCGATGAAGACGATGAAAAGGTTCTTGATTGGTATAAGAAGCAATATCCCTGGCTCTTTCCCGACCAGGCATGGACAGTGGTAGGCAAAACCAACGAGGACGAAGATCGTGCTACTATTGCCAACATTACGGGCAATGGTAATGATCTTGTACTGTCTAATTTTGGTTTTGCAGAAGGGAGTGGCTACAATGAAGAAGGGGAACATGCTGGCTATCTGGTTACTGATGGGGTGGATGATAAGATAGAAAGCAAGCAACCTTTCCAACTTCCTATTAAATTTTCTATGATAGGTAGTTGGGTTTTTATAAAAAAAGAGGACAAGAGAGCCGGTATTTCAAAAGAAAACAATCTTATTGTTTATGATAAAATAACGGGACTAACTTTATTTCTCAATAGTGTAGAATCTTATGAAGAAATAGATATAGACAGTTTCCATGCTATTTCTTCTGATGGGAAATTGTATGATGAAAACTGGAATATGCTTCCTATTACGGTAGGTTCTCTTTTAAGCGATTCGTCTACACTTAAAATAGCGTATGACGGAAATAATTTTGTCCAATTTGCTTTTAATTGCATGGGATTCTATGACAAGATACTGAAAAAGGATGATCTTTTGAAAGGATGGATTTATTTGAAAGGATTAAAAGCACAAAGAATATCACCTTCTAAGAATTATATCTTAAAAGAAGATGGAGGATATGTCCTTCAAGAAGATGGAAACAAGATTTTAACAGAACAACAATAATACTTAATAATTATGGCAGATCAAAAAATATCACAGTTTACAAGACTTTCTTCTTTGGATGGTAAAGAAGAAATCCCTGTTGCTAAAGGTGGAAAGAATTACAGTTTCCTTTCTGGTTTACTTGCAAAACAGGAAGATTTAGATAAGACAAATGAAAATATAACAAGTCTACAAGAAGAAGTGAACAAATTGAAGTATGGTGTTGGATATGCTGTAAGTGGCTATAAAGAAGATGATCTTGATCCTGTACCGTATGTTTCATTGGGAGATGTTTCTTTTTTGGAAAAGGGATGGGATTTTTATCTTATTGACACAACTCAAAATACAGGAGAGGAAGTTGTGCCTGTTGGAAAATTGAAACGTAACAATCTATTGAGATTTGAGGATGGTTCTTTTGCACCAACAGTAGGAATTACAGAAGCCATGCGAGCAGAATGTGACGTAGAACTGTATTTGGATGCTGGGCATCAGCAAAAGTATTGTGATGCTGGCGCTTTTAATGCAGAGACGTTCTATAATGAACATGGCATGGCAAAATTGTATAATTTACAAGGGAATGAAGTAAGAGTCCTTCGTCCATGGGAAACAGTGGAAACAAAATATACTATTGTAAAAGGGTGGATGGATGAAGCCTATTTTATAGATAAAGTAAAAGGTAATTCTGGTATTGAATGGAGTGGCTTTTTAAAAGAAAAAACTGTATGGGACGGTGTTGAAATAACTGATGATAACAGACTTGTCCCTGTAGGTATTTCCCCATGTCCTATTACTACAGTAGGTGGAAAGGCAAGAAATTTCTTTTATTTATATGAAGGAGAAACTAATTGTAAATCTTCAAATGGACAAGCGAATCTTTGTACTTTGTTTTTGAATGATCGAACTTATCCAAGAATAAACGATGTAAATCAAAATTCAAACCGTACTTATGCAAGATCAAACAACCCTAATGTAAATCAGTCTTATCCTTTTGCAGAAGGAGGATATCGGGCTTACAATGCTTTTATAACTTGTCAAGAAGTAATTTATAAGACAAAATATTTACATAACAATGCTTTATTTTCAAGCGGAATATCTTCTAATGATACTTGTAACAACGAAACGAATTGGAAGAATAATGGAGGGGTAAGATATAAATTATCTTCTTCTGGAGAATGGAAGTATGGTACATGGAGTTCGCAAGGGGATGTTTATTATTCAGCAACACAACAAAGAGTGAGTTGGTCTGCAATGGTAAATCAAGAGAATCCCAAAGAACAATGTATGGAATCTCAAATGGCGGCTTCTTTTGCTGTTGAGACGGGTGTTGCAGAAAAAGCCAATTTTGAATTTTATGGGAGTGTGTATTGGTATGTCAATATTCCTAATGTAAAAGGGCTGAATGATGGAGAAATGAATTGTAAGGTGTTTAAGCAGATGTCTCAAACTTTTGCTGCTTATGATTCGGCAGGAGAAGTTAAAGATTGGGACATAGAAGTTATTTTAAGATTTTCTCTTTTTGATGGACTTTCTCTAAGTGGAGATATTTTTGCTTATTGGGGAGGCGGAGTAGAAGTCGTAGGAACTTGTAAATATTTGCAAACGGTACAAAGAAATGGAAATCCTGTTGAATTTTATGTGGAAAATGATCAGAGGAAGTGGCATAACGACAATACGGTAAACAAAAACGATTTGGGTTCTTTTGATTGGGAATCCACCTATAAGAAGATAGGAGAATCTGAAAATATTTCTGATGGTTATTCTTTGAAAAGACAAAAGGAAACTCCTTGTTCTGTTTTAAAGGGAGGAAATCTGTCTACTGGGGAATGTTTCTATCAATTGGGGAATAATTATTGGAGTAATGTTTTGAATCAAAGAGCAAGAATTGGTCTTCGTTCTCGTGGTAATGCCTTTAATGGTTATTGTTCCCCTCGGTATTTGCTTGCGCACAACGCTGCTTCTATTTCGTATCGTGTTTATGGTGGCTCTGCTCAAGTTTTGCTAAAACGCAGTTAGGCGCAGCCGTGCAAAACTTGAAGCCACTTTAGGCGATATAAGATATAAAATCCTAAAAGTCTTACGACAAGTTCAGCATTGGGACTGAAACCTCTGAAACGTAAAATTTTAGGTTGAAATAATGGGTTGAGACTTTTCGTTTCTTCGTTCTCGTGGTAATGCCAATAATGGTAATTGTTCACCTCGGAATTTGAATGCGAACAACGATGCTTCTAATTCGAATCGTAATTATGGTGGATCTGCTAAAGTTTAGAGCTTTATGAAATTGACGAAGAAACAGTCTCATACTCATGTTTAGAAATAACAATTTATAAGACAAGGCTTATATAAATAGAAATTAATCATAGAGATAAGCTACAGTGTCATGTGACATTGTTTTACTGCTCAAACTTGATTTTGTGATGAGAAAAATTGATAATTTGTATGAAAATATTTCTGTAGAAAGCATTAGGGGTGCTGCTATATATGCTTTTAAAGGGCATTCTCACAAAAGAGAAATAAAGAAATTCAAAAAGGATTTTGATAAGAATTGCGAAATGCTCTTTGAAGATTTGGTTACTTGTAATTGGGAAAAGCATATATCGTATCGTTCTCTTGTGAAAGTCAATAAGAACGGGAAGATAAGACACATTGAAAGTCCTTCCTTAAAGACGAGAATATATCAGCACCTTTTACTTGATATTTTAACACCTGTTTATACCAAGAAGGATAATAGAAATGGTTTGAACTGCAAAAAGAAATGCGGGCTTAATTCTAATTTTAAAAATGGTTCTTTACTTCACAAAATAAAGGCTATTTTTTATGATAGGCTTGATTTAAACTATTATTTTTTGATAGATCAGAGAAAATGTTATGAGCATATTCTTGAAAAAACATTTCGCAAACAACTGAAAAAGATTGTATCAGACAAAAGATTAATAGATTATGCCGTTAGGATTTGTTTTGTGAACGGCAAACTACCTATTGGTACGCCTACAAGTCCATTAGTGCATCATATAGTAATGCTTTCTTTTGATTATTTCATCAAAGATATTGCTCCTGCATGTATTAGATATGCGGACGATAATCTTGTGTTTGCAAGAACAAAACAGGAAGCAAATTCTTTAAAATGGAGAATTAAGAATTATTGGTGGTATGAATTGGGAATAAGGAGCAAGAGACAAACAGGAACTATTTATCCTATTCACAGAAAATGTGATTTTTGTGGGTTTATATTCAATTCTAATAGAAAGGGAAAGAATAAGCATAACAAAGGTTTTGTGATAGGAAGGAAAAGGATTGTAAAAAATGCCTTAAAATCAAACAAAAAGAATTATCCGTCTTATTTTGGGATTTTAAAAAATACGGATCAATATAACTTATTAACTTACATTGAGAAAAAGATGAAATTATCCGAGCTAACCTCTAAAATTCGCATTGATAGAAAGATGGATGCGGATAACATATCTATAAAAGATTTAAAAGATATCATATTTAACATTTATGACTATGAAATAAGGTGTGATTCGTCTGGACAACCTAATTGGATAAAATGCCTGATAGGAATTAAGGAAATAAGAAAGGGCAAACCAACAGGGAAAATGTTGGCAAGAGAATTTCATGGCAATTATGGTTCTATTATCCAATTTCTTTATAAATGCGAAAAAGAAGTTGGAAGAGAAAATTTCCTACCTTTGGAGTGTGTAGAAATAGAAGACAGGTGTGGTTATGTATTTCGAGACAGTACAAATTTAATAGATTATATAAATGAAAATGAATATTGATTACATTGAAGTCCCTTCTACTGAAAGGGATGATTCTAATAGAAATCATTCTGCGTGGAGAAACGGAAAGATTGTACAATTGGATTTAGGTCGGAAGGTGCAAGTGTATCTTTCCCATAAGTCAGAGAAAATTCAAGACGAAAATGGAGAGAAAACTATAACAAGAGCCTTTTGTGTGGAATTGGAAAAGCCGGCTACAAGAGGGCGTATTATTAATGCTGCGGAGATGATGGTATATAGACTTTTTACTCCATTGGATGTGGCTTCTTTTGCAGCTTCTCTTTCAAGAAAGTTTAGAGATGATCCCAATAATGAAGATGTAAAGGAGCATGATGATTTTATTGCATGGGTAAAAAGGGAGTTGGATGCTATAGGTATAGGGTCTACGGATGCTCCTGAAAACAGAGAGACACCTGTATATAGTTTTTATGATCTGACAGAATCCACCATAAATAAGACAGAACTTTCTGATAAGGATGCTTTAAAATTTAAGAAATTCCATCCAGAATGGAAGGTTAATATTGATGTGGTAAAAAAAGAACGTTATCAATATGGAGATGATCTTTGGGAAGTTTTGCAAGATCATAAGACACAAGAAAACTGGAAGCCATCTTTGGAAACAGCTTCTCTTTGGAAACGAGTTGATGAAAGTCATTCTGGTACAGAAGATGATCCGATCCCTTATGCATCTCCTATGGAATTATTTGAGGGGAAATATTACTTACAGGATAAAGTGATATATAAATGCACAAGAAGCAGTGGAATACCTCTTTCTCATAATTTAGTTGATCTTGTAGGCTTATATGTTGAAAAATTTTGAGTATGGAGTTTATAGTAATACCAAAAGAAGTCTTTAATTTAGCTTCGATAGGCAGATTAAAGGAATTGGGGATAGATAGTCCTCGAACCAGTGCAGACGGGAAACAAGTATTGCTTCACATTGAACATTACAATAGTATTGAAGAATTTCCTTCTCCTATCTCTACTTTGGAGGATGGGGAAATAGAAACAATTCAATATCCTTATCCAGTGTATAATAATCCTTCAGATGAATTAAGCGCTTTGTTAAATTCTGATGAATGGACTTCGAAAGAAGAAAGTAACATTTAAAGAGCATGTCACAGGAAATCTACAATAAAACCGTATTCAAACGGTTCTTCGAAGAAAACGATCCTGCTGTAATGGAATGGGCGGAGAATGTACTTGAAAAGGTATCTTCTCCCGGCATTCTTCCTACTTTTATAAAGAAGGACGGAGAGGATTTTAAGGCGTATTGGGAAACAGTCTGTCATATCTTTGCGCTTGTTGTTTTATATGCTAAGCAATACAATGAGATTGACACAAACAAGATTCTGTTTGAGCTTTTTATTGAAAACAGAGGACTTGTGACAGACGAAGTGAACACACTTGAACAGATGAAATATCTGTTCAATAATTATGTGAAGGAATATAGAAAAAGAGGAACACTTGATATTGTAAACAAGGAAGGCATGATACTTGGGGAGCTTCTCCGTCTTATTAGATATAAGACGGAGGATGAGTTTATATTTGCCCTTTTGATGTCTCGTGATACTGGATGGACAATGGGACATAGCTCTCCTACATGGAACAGGACAGACACGGTTCTGAATGTTACAAAAGGGTATGAAACAACGGAAAGTGTAAAAGATTTGAATGCCTATCCACTTGTGAACCCTACAGGTGTTGTTATTGTGGATGATATAGACAACAATGGCACTCCTATACAGGCAATGACTTTCGTTGGAAATGCTTTGGTGGGTATTTCTTCTGAAATTGACAAAACGAAGCTCCTTCCTATTTCAGAAAATCTTTCTTATCAGATTTCTTTTAAGGTTAAAACATCTTCCGCAAGCAACCAAAATTTGAAATTCGGTGTGGAAGTGTTTAACGAAGCCGTTCAACCTATGATATGTAAGGAATCTTATGGAAGTGCAGAGAGCAACAATTTTGTTTCCGGCAGTAAAGGAATCCTGGAACTTCCTGTAGCTGGAGTGTATTATGAATGCCGGGCAATTCTATCGAGAAAGAATAGGGCATACGCAAAGCAGTTAGAGCTTAATTTCCCGAAAGGGAGAGGGCTTCAAATGAAAGACGGAATGAAATTCTTGTCATTAAGTCTTACACAAGACAGGTCAAATCCTTCCTCTTCCGTGTATATTTATGATATAAAGATAAAACCGCTTTTCCTTCCATTCTATCAAGGTAATTTAGGGGAAAAGGACGTGATAGCTGCTTATTATCTTAATAATTCCCTTACAAGCGAGGAAGGAGTAAAAGGATTTACAGAAGATTACCTTGTTACCTACAAAAACATAATGGGTAGTGAGGATATTCAGTCTTTGAAAGAGAAGAATGTTATTTTCAAAGTATTGTCGGATAGGGGAGCTTACATAGAAGGAGCTTCTATTTCCATTTTAGGCAAACGTCTTGTGACGGACAGAAACGGGGAAGCATCTATTGTACTTTATCCTGGTGATTATTCTATTGATGTGGAGAAGTCTTTGTTCATGAATATAGAAGATAGATTGTTTCAGGTATTGGAAGACGATGAAGAAACGCAGGTGGAATATATTCAAATGCAAGGAGATGTGTATGAAAGAAAAGTCACGTTCGTTGTAAGGGACGAAAATGAAAGACCTATACAAAATGCCCTTGTTACTTTTAATGGTGAATTTAAATATACGGATTCTTCTGGTAATGCCATATTTATGGCATTACCTGGTTTATACCCTTATACTGTAAGCAAGACGGATTATTATACCATAAGTAAGAACATCAATGTACAAGACGATCAATCCGAACCTGTAACGCTTATATTGATACCAAGATATACGGTTACATTTACGGTGACAAATTCATCTACTGGCGCAGTGGAAGGTGCAAATGTGACACTTACCGCAAAGGACAGACTGGCAACAGAGGATACTGTCGCTTATTCGGAAAGCAAAAGAACGGGCACGAATGGGAAAGTGACATTCACGAATATATTGGGAGGTGATTACACTTATCTTGTTGAAAAGCAAAACTGGATTCCTGTAAATGGGGATGTTGTTGTGGACAGTAATAAGGATATACAAGTGAGCTTCAATCCTATGCCTACTTTTAACATGACGTTTACTGTAAATGATTACAACACCTTTACGGGAGAGAAAAAGCCTTTAAATGGAGCTACCGTAAGATTTGCAGGTTTGACAAAACAGACTTCTGACAATGGGCAGGCTGTTTTTGAAGGAGTGTTGGGAGGAAAATATTCTTATGATGTATTTTACGACAACAATCATCAACGGGTATATGTGGAAAACTATGAGTTTTATAATAATTCGAACATTACGATAGACTTGAAACAGCTTACCTATAAGACTACTATCAAGGTGTATGGCGCAGGAGGAACAGTCGTTGAAGGTGCGAAAGTGAAAGTAAACGATAAGGATTTTGTGCAGGAAGATTCTTCTGGTGTTGTGTTGGAACTTCCCAATGGACAATACACTGTCATAGCATCCTATGAGGAATATGAGGACAGAGAGCAGCAATTTACTGTAAATGGAAATGATCAAGTGGTGAGCATCTATATGGATCAAACTTTATATGATCTTACATTTGTTGTAACAGAGGATAACGGTATCATTTCCAACGGTACAAGAATAACACTTAATCAAGGAGGTGCAGGAGAACAAACAGGTCTGACTAATAACGGACAGATCAAATTCTCTGTTCCGAGAATGCGTTATGATTGGGCGGCTTCGAAGCAATATTTCAGTAACCAGACAGGGGTTGTGCAACCAAATGACCTTCCAAAGACGGTGAATGTTGCAATGCCAAGAAAAGAAACGAGAGTGCAGTTCTATGTTTATAATTCCGATACAGGGCTTCCAGTTTCAGGAGCTTCTGTAAAACCAGAAGGACTTAGTACGCAAAATACAGGGTCGGACGGTACAACGACCTTTACGATGCAGATGGGGAAAACTTACAGATACGAAGTTTCTGTTTATGACTATCAGCCTATGGAAGGTTCTGTTACAGTTAATCAGGAATCAATGCCACAACAAAGGGTAGGTGTTTCCAATAAGACTTACAGTGCTCATATTACAGTGAAATCCCGAAATGGGTATAATATTAATCGAGCTTACGTGACTTATGGAGGAAAGAGTGGGTACACCAACTCACAAGGACAGCTTACACTTACTGGAATACAATCAGGGTCGTATAATGCCACTTGTACGGCAGACAATTATCAATCCCAAACGAAAAACAATATTGCAATATCGGGAGCTGACACGTATATAGATTTCACTCTTGACTATGAGCTTACGACAACTTATATTTATCTTAGAAAGGAAAATGTATTGCAACCTTATGCTTCCGTGAATATAAGAACTACCGCGCCTGACGGATCGTCTTATTACAGTGGTACAGATCAGACAAATGGAAGTGGTAGGATAACGGTTTCTTCTCCTTCTGGAGGTTATGTGTATGCTTCCGCTACGGATTCGGAATGCGTAGGGACAGGAGATGAATCAACGAACGCAGGAGGGAGCAGTATTTACCTTTATCTTTGGAAAGCTCTTATCGTTTCTTATAGCGGATCGCCTCAAACGCCATCTGTATCAAATGGTGTTTATGAAATAGTGGGAAGAGAAGTAAGGGTTCAGGGCGGAAGTAGAAATACAAGTAACCCTTCTACTGTGTATGCCAATTTCAGAAATCATACAAGAGCTACTGCAATCAAACAGTGGCCCGAATCATTTTCTATTCAGGGAAGTTCTGGCACTTATAATGTGGACGCTGCCGGCGGCAACCATTCTGCCTTTAGAGGATGTACAAGTCTTTCATCGATTGCAACAAACACAATTCCTTCTATTTCAGGGGGTGTTATCTGTTGGTTTAGAGATTGTACAAGTCTTAGGTCTATTCCTTCTGGTTTGTTTACCAAAATGACAGGTAATTCTTGTGCGGGTGCTTTCTGGAGCAGTGGGGTTACAAGTCTCCCGAGTGGTCAACTTGTTCCTACTTCATGTGTTTATCATTCTTCCTTGTTTAGAAGTTGTAAGAGTTTGACTTCATGCGTTGGCAATGGTACTTTTGGAAGGGGAGGTGGCACAGAAGATTTCCATGCTGTATTTTTTGAATGTACGGCTTTGAAAAATACAGGAGGTCAATCAGCTACAAGTTCTCCATTTAGCAATTCAACGAATGCACAGTATATGCAATATACATTTCAAGGCTGCACAGCCATAACCGAACTTCCGGTATTATGGTTCAGATATTGCACAAACATTGTTTCTTTTGTTGGTTGCTTTGTCGGTTGTACAAGTCTTGTCGACGGCTGGTCTACCGCTATGTTTTCTTACTCTTCGAAGGCAACAAATATGCAGTCATTGTTTGAGGATTGTACTTATTTGTCTATTCCTTATGGACAGGGACTTCCGTCAAGTGTAACAAACGCTTCAAGAATGTTTGCAAATTGTAGGAATTTATCTGACATATCTTCTTTTGATATGAAGAATGGAAAGTTGCAGAATGCAGAAAGTATGTTTGAGAACACGGGTGTGAAACAAATTCCCGCTAAGTTCTTTAATGATCTTACGACACTTACTAATCTTAGGAGATGCTTTGCAGGATGCACGTCACTCACTTCTTTTGGAAGAACAGGGAATTATGTAGGACAACCAGGAACATCTGCACGACCTGTGAATGTGGATATAGGAAATCAGTTTAATAATACCAATTTTGAGAATATTGGCAATAGCTTGAATTGTACCGAAATGTTTTCAGGCTGTACAAATCTTTCTTTAGGAACAGAACAGGCTTATGCAGTTTCTTATACATCTTTTTATGATCGTTCTGTTGCAGGGGTAGGAAAAGTTAATATGGACAGAATGTTTTATGGTTGCTCGAAACTTGGAACTGTCCCTGTTATTCAAATCCTTACAGGATCATCCAATTATGTAAAGATAACGGAGTCTGGGAACAATAACGTAACAAGTCATAGTCAGACTTTTACAGGTACGAATTGCGAGGGTGTCCCAAGTGGATGGAAATAGTAAGTCAAAAATAATTAAAATATTGAGTATGAGCAAGTTAAATGTTAGTAGAAATGTTTTTTTAGAGAAAGAAGAACTTTCAAATATGATTTCTTTCTTTGCTACAGCACCGCTTATGAAGGCGGTGCTACAGGCATCTTATTCTTTTGGGATGATTACGAATGACCCATCTAAGATCAATCCTAATACAGTTAACAAACCAGTAGAAGATGAAAATCTTGTAGAACCTTTTAAAGTGGAAACAGGAACAAACTCTGGCACTATTAAGGTACTTCCCGGGATGGCTCTTACCAGTGCCGGGAACTTTATAGATATCAATGTAGAAGATAATATTCTTGTACCGAACGACAGCAATTTCTATTGGGTGAAGATTGCTTACAAAACAAGAAATTACGAAAAGGGATATGTAAGCGTAAACTCACAAGGTATTGTGTCTGGTTCGGTTGATTTTTCAGGCAAGGTGAGAGGGCAGTCTTCGTCAACTCCTATTTCTATTAGGTTTGAAAAACAAGACGGTTCTGTTCCTTTGAATAATGGCGTTTATCAGATTGTAAACATAATTGACAGCCAAAACTTACTTCTTACATCCGCAACTACATTTGTAGCGGAATCGAATTTAAGAGCTATTGTGCTTGGGACACTTCCTTTGGGAGGTGTATTGACTTCCGAGCAGCGAAACGGTTTGTACACTTATGATGATTATGTCATTTCTTTAGTACCGGAAGTTAGCATAAGCACTCCGCCGGAAAAAGAAGTGGATGAATATTATATCGCTCGTGTACAAAATTCTGGCGGCACGGTATCTGTTTACAATGAAGTGAAAAGCGAATATTGGTCGCTTGGGAATATATTCATGTCAACTTCTAAAAGTTAAGGCTTATGTTACGGTTTTATTATACGGTCAGTTCGGGATATAACAGTCCGCAGTCCAAAGTTTCAGATTCGTTGGGAGGGTACAAATCTTCTACACCTGTACCTAATGATGTATTTGGTAACCTATTTGATGAAATAAGCCTTAATTTGGCTTCAAATCCTCGCAGTCAATATGTTGCTCTTGTTTTGAAAAATGAGGGCACAGAAACGCTTAAAAACGTCGAATTATGGTTTTCTTCTGTAACGGATAACCCCTACGGGACAATCACGGTAGGAGCTATAGGGATGGGAAAGGATGAAGAAGAAAATCCGGTTACTTCACGTACATCTTCCATGAACGAAAAACCTTATTGGATTCAATTTTATGAAGCAAAAGAGGAAGAACCGGTATCGCTTGGTGATATGGAAGCTGGGGATGAAATCTGTTTGTGGTTCTGTCGGTCGCTTGATAAGAAAATTATAAAAAATGACTATGATCTTGTGGCAGAGAGAGATATGAACACACAGAACCGCTATAAAAAGGCGGAAAAGCAGACAGAGGAAATTTTTAACATTAATTTGCTTTGGGAATAAATACAATAATTGTATTTTTGTCGGTGTAAGGGGAGAGAAATTTCCCCTTCTTTTAACTTCAAAAATATTAAGTTTTTGTATGCAATAATTGTAATTTCGATATGACAAGAAAAGAGGAATTTAAACTGATTTACAGCTATTTGCAAGGAAAGCTGACAAGCAATCCGGCTTACGAGTTCCGTCTAAAAAGAAAGGACAGAGAGAAATTGGATGAGTTTTTGTCCAACGATAAAGTAGGGAATCTTTGGGAATATCTTACGTTTCAGTTCAACCGGCAGATGTTTGTTCTCACCCTATCTAACCTTCCGATAGTTCCTCTTATGAATGTCATAGGGAAAACAGCCATAGACAGATGGAAAAAAAGAACAAAAAGGGACATATACTTCACTTCTAAATTTGTGATGGAAAATGAACTTTTTAATCCTATAGAAAGTGAAGAAGGTGTTTCAGAAAGTTACTTGGACAAGCAAAGGAAGCTCTATTTTGATTCTCCAGAAGGATATATCCTATGCGATAGCTTCGATGGTTATTTGCTTAATGAAGAAAAATGCAAAGGTTGCAGATATATACGGTTATGTAAAGAAAAAGAGAATGAAAAGAAGAAAAGAACTTGAAGTAAAGATTGTTCCTTGTTTTTATGACACAAAAAGAGCAGAGCTTTTGATTGTAAGGTATGGGTGGTTTGGAAATCCCAAATTTATAAAGAGCTTTGGTTTTGTCTATCTTTCGGATAAGAGAAGTGAAAAAAAGATAGATTGGGTGATTGAATTAGTAGAGAGGTTTAACAAAATACAAAAAATGAGATATGAAAGAAGAAAGAACAATGTATGATGTACGTTATGCCCTTACAAATGGAACTATAAACAAGGTTATTGTGGAGGGGAGTGAATTTAAGAACAAGGATTTGGTAATCGTCAAAGGAGAATGCGTTTTTTCAAGAGTAGGCAGTGATGTTTTCTTTACCGAAGAAGAAGCAAGGAAAAGTGTTAATGGAAAGGTTAGAAAACGGATATTGTCATTGGAAAAACAGATTGAAAGGTTGAAAGCTTTAAAATTCTGACAGCATGGGAAAGCGGAAGCATAAAGCAAGACAGAAATTTCTTGATTCTCTTACAGAGGAAGAGAAAATAAAAAGAGGTATGTGGGGATATTTGCCCACAAAAGACGGAAAGAAAGTCTTATGTAGAGGGGATATAGACACAATGCTTTTTATTCCTCTGATAACAAAAGAAGAATCTGTAGGCTTTTGGGCTTTTATACAGGTTTTATACAGGACGGAAAACTTTTGGGTAACTGGTGGCATGGGACTGCAAAAGAAAGAAAAATATGAAGCAAGACCTTGTGTCTGTTGCAAGCAGAGCCATTATATCTACAATAGGATGAAGTGGCTCTGTAAGGGATGCGACAAGAAAACAGGAAAAGAAAGGAGAGGTGACCTTAAAACCCTATTCATGGAAATATGGGAAGAAAGAGAACATGTATGCGCGAAATGTGGAAAGCCTTTGGGAGATGAACCGAAAGTCATTTTCTTTTCACACATACGATCACGAGGAGCAAGACCGGATTTGAAAATGGACAAAAATAACATTGAGCTTCTTTGTTCTGCTTGCCACAGGCTACATGAATTTGGAGAAAGGGAAATTTTATGAGGAAAGTAATCGCCGTATCAATATTATCTTTGTTTTCCGTTACTTGTTTTCTGATGTTAGAGTTCCTGCTATTAGTGACAAGAAAGAAGCGATGGACAGGGTGGTTTGGGAAAGATTGGTTCATGCTATTTGCATGGTTGAATCAGGTTGTGACGACAACGCAAAGAATAAGACAAGTTCTGCCTGTGGCAGGTTTCAGATGTTGAGGGTCTATGTGGATGAGGTGAACCGTATCAAAGGAAAGAAAGTTTATTCCTATAACGACAGGTTCGATCCTTTGAAAGCAAGAGAGATGTTTGAAATTTACCAACAACATTACAACCCGAATAAGGATATTGATAGGGCGATTATTCTTCATAGAGGAAAGGTTTCGAAGAAATATATCAAGAATGTAAAAGAAAATATGCGTTATGGGAAAGAAGATATTAGATGCTTGTTGTGGTAGCAGGATGTTTTGGTTCGATAAGAAGAATCCGAATGTTTTGTTTATGGACAAAAGAGCAGAGACGTTACAAGCAAAAGACAGGGATAAAATAAGAATAATAGAAGTTAAACCTGATATTGTTGGTGATTTTACTAATATGCCTTTTGAGAATGAATCTTTTTATATGGTAGTGTTTGATCCGCCACATTTAAAGACACTTGGAGAGATGTCTTGGATGTCCAAGAAATATGGCAAACTTCCTGATGATTAGCAACCCTTAATAAGAAAAGGTTTTGAAGAATGTATGCGTGTTTTAAAAGTAAATGGTACATTGGTTTTCAAATGGAATGAATCTGAAATATCTGCAAAAGATGTACTAAAAGTAATTCCGTATAAGCCTTTATTTGGACACACAACAGGAAGACAAAGCAAAACAATATGGATGTGCTTTATGAAGATTGATAACTAAATTTTTTGATACCATGAAAGTATGTTGGACAGAAGAAGGAAACTACTTCGAAGGGGAAGTGATTGATTCCTACCCTGTGGAAGATGGGACGATGTTAGTGGTAGAAGCAGAGAATGGCAGAAACCGATTCGTTCTTAGAGAATGGAATACATTAATTGAGATAGGAGAAGACGGAAATGAAACTAAATGAAAACATGGAATTGCTTCTTACTTCTATTTCCGAATTGCTTGGGGATATGAAAATGAACGTTTTCAAAGAGAAACTGGAGAAGGTGATTGCTTTCCCAGATAATACAAGCATAGTGGATTTTATAGAAGAATACACAAAATGGAGCGAAAAGAACTATTTCAAGAAAGAGAGACTGTTTGTCTTTTCAAACGGGAAACTGGCGCTTACAAGGATATACATAGTCTCTGCTGAAATGAAATATACGGATGAAGGGATACCGGAAATAATCATAAATGAAATGCCGGATGCTGTCAATTTAAAAGACAACCCCTATAAAAATATCCATATACGATATGAAAACGAGGATGATTGTTCTCGTGATTTTGATAGACTGAAATTAGTTTTAAACTGATAGAGTGTGGAAATATTAACAAAAAATTTGAATCTTACAGGAATGACAGAGTATTTCAATCAACATTTCTCGAAAAGAAATGGCAAGAAATTCACTCTGTGGGATATTAAAGCTTATAGTATGACAGGGAATGTTCCTGCTTATATAGGTGGAGGAAATCTGTATATCGATCCATGTGTACCGGAAGGAGGAAATGTGAGGTTATGGCAGCTTGTAAGAGATACAAACAGACAAAAATTTAGAAGATGAAAACAAAAGTGTATGTTAGCTTGCCTATAACAGGGCATGATTTGGAAGAAACAAAGAAATACGCAAATCAAGTCAAGAAATGGCTCGAAGAAAAGGGATATGAAGTGATAACACCTTTTGACGCTTGTAGTGAACCGGATAAACCCTATTCCTATTATATGGGAGAGAGCGTTAAGGCTCTTTTGGAGTGTGATGCCGTTTATTTTGTTTTTGATTGGGCAACATCAAAAGGCTGTATGGCAGAGTTTGAGATAGCAAGAGTTTACGGTAAGCAAATAATGATGTAGATATGAAAAGTTCGAGTAAATATATAATATGCTATGACTGCGAAACTTCTGGTTTACCTTCCGCAGAAAAACCTGCTTTTGACACCATAGCATTAATAGAATTGGCTTTTGTTGTAATAGATATGGAAAAGTTGGAAGTTTGCGAAGAATTGTCTATGATATTTCCGCGTGACTACAAAGAAGGTCTTGTCTATTCTTCGGAAGCGGAAGCGGTGCATGGGATAACGGAAACAATCCAAAAGGAAAAGGCTATACCTCTAAAGGATATATTCAAGAAATGCCAGGCACTTTTTAAGAAGTACAAGAATCCCAGACAAATGTGTACATTATGCGGTCATAACATAGTAGGGTTTGATAATGCCTTTTTGGAGAACTTCTTCAAGTTCATGGGGGATGATTTAAAGAAGTATGTAAAGTTTTCTATCGATACAATGCAAATGGCACACATGTCATACCCGGAATTGGAAAACTATCAGCTTCATACCGTTTGCGAAAAAGAAGGTATTGATTTAGTGAAAGCACACCGCGCAGGCGATGATACCTATGCTAATGCGCTTTTGATGATCAATTTTGTAAAAAAGTTAAGGGGAGAAGGTGTATCTGATGGTGGAACTTCATCTGCGCGGAATCCCTTTCGAGAAAAATTTGCTTTATAGAGATGGCTGTCATATATAATTCAAAAGGAGGAATACTTACCGAGCTACAGTCAAAAAGGTTGTTTGCAACGGTGGACGATATTATAGACCGACTTCCTTCCACTACTGTGCGATCCTTGTTTTCTGGTGGCAGTAGAAAGGATTTGGATAAAATGTTAGACACTATAATCAATCAGACCGAGTATGCCATGAATTTTGGACGTTCGCTTGACACGGAAAAGCTGGGGTATGTGGACAATCTGTTTGCTTCAATGGATGAAAATCTAAGGATTCTGTCTTTTAATTATTTCAAGGCGACAGTCCTTTCTAATTTCAATATGGGATGGCGAAACTTGGAATGGGGGAATCTTACGCAGCTATTCCCCTGGAGCAGTTATTTGTGTTCGCGAAGTAGTGGGAAGTGCGAAGCTCCTGGCACTTTGATAGTTATGGCAGATGGTTCGCTAAAAAAAGTTCAGGATATAAGGGTAGGTGATAAGGTGATGGGACAAGACTTGAAATGTCGCAATGTCTTGGAACTGCATCACGGAGAAACCTATATGTACGAAGTAAGACAGAAAGGCGGAGATAGCTATATAGTAAGCGAAGGACACATCCTTTGTCTTGCTGACGGCACTTATATCCCTGTTGAGATTGCTGAAATGAACCAAAGGAGAGGTGCTAAATATGAAGGTTATAAAGTTTCAAGGGATGGAAAATTCAAGAAAACGGAAATCTTTATAACCTTACTGGATGAAGGTGAGTATTACGGTTTTGCTTGTGACGGAGATCATAAGTTTTTGCTTGCTGACGGTACAGTAACTCACAACAGCTTCGAGTGGTGTTACGCATTCCCTTTATGGAGGTTATACTCCTATACACGTCCTATGCTGTATGGAGGGGATACGATAGACAATAAGAACCGGAAGGAAACCGCTATGATCACAAATACAATGACACTTGCAAAAGTGCATGTGAACAAGATTATAGAGGAAATATCCACCAATGATATATTGAAGGAAAAACTTGATCCGAACGGTAAGGCTAAACTTGGAGAGACGGCAATAGAAGGTGAAAATGGTGCAATTCTTCATGTTCGTGGTAAGGATGGGTTTATTCGTGGTTTGCACGTTGGAGCAGCAATCATAGATGATATGCCGGACGAAAGTTCTCTTTACAGTGATGAGCAAAGAGAAAAGCTAAAGGAAACATTTAGAGGGACTATTACTCCTATTGTTGAGCCTTACGGATACCTGATTGTGTCCGGTACGCCTTATTCTACTGCTCCTAACGAATTGTACAATGTCATTAAAGGAGATAAGCGTTTTTATCTGTTCGAATATCCTATCATATTCCCAGACGGACGTCCTCTTGCTCCTGACAGGTATATGTTTGAAGATATAAAAAGGAAAAGAACAGAGCTTGGTTCTATTGTGTTTGCACGAGAATACCTTGTGATTCCTATTTCGGACAACTCAACTATTTTTCCGTATGAATATCTTAGAAGGGCAACTACCGGCATGGATAAGGTTTCCTTTGCGGACAGCATAGAGTTTTATCCGTTCGAACTTAGACGGGTGATTGTGGGGTGCGACTTTGCTGTTTCCGGTAATATCGGTGCTGACTATACTGTTTATTCCGTATGGGGTGTTGATTTCTCCGGTAATTACCACCTTGTGAATTATTTCAGGGCAAAAGGTATGTCTCACAATGAGCAGGTGGACAAGATTGTTCTTTTCAATCGTTTGTATAAGCCTGATAAGATCGTGTGCGAAGCTAACGGATTTCAAGGGATATTGTCAGCACTTGCAAGAGAAAGAGGGCTTACCAATATCGAACAATTTACCACTACGGAAGGAAACAAAAAGGACTTGTATACCGGACTTCCGTCTTTGTCCGCCATGTTTGAAAGAGGACAGATCAGAACGCCTTACAAGGAAGGTGAAACAAGGGAAAAGGTGGAATTGATGTTCAGTGAGTTTTCTTCTATCACTTTTAGAAGCGATAAAGGAAAACTGGAAGCAAGTTCAGGACATGATGATTTATGCCTTTCAAGCTGGTTTGCAATAAACACCTTACGAGAAGAAGGCGAAAGTAGTGGTTTTAGTATCAACTTGGTTTAAATTTTGGTATCGTGAATAAGCTGAATCCTGGTTTTATGTCCGAAATATTTAAATTGATGTTTTCGGATGAAGTCATAATGTGCATAGCATCAGAGCATCTGGAATATGAATTGATCCCTAAAGAATGGTCTGGATACAAATTCATACTAAGAGAAGCTGTCGATCAATATAGAGAAAAGGGGAAGCTTCCCGCGCTTGGCGCTATCTGTCAAAAATTTTCTGATAATGACTTTGTGTTGGATGCTGCAAAGGAAATAAAGAAAGCCAATCTGATAGACAGAGAAATAGCAATAGACCAACTCCAATCGTTTGTGAAAGAGACGGAGTTCGAACTTCTTTCCAAAAGGGTACATGACCTTTACGAAGAAGGAAAGAAGGAAGAAGCTATCCGTGTGAACGCGGAAGAATCGCAAAGGATTGTGGAGATGTCTTTTCGTTCCAAATCAGGGGGTTTTCAGTCTGTTTTCGGAGGTTTCCAACAACGTATGCTTGAAAGACGCATGGATGCTGCTACAATAACGGAAAAGCCAGTAAAAATTCCTTTCGGGATTGACAGGCTGGACGATGTATCTTTCGGTGGCATGGAAATAGGTGACACAACGCTTTGGATTGCAAGGTCTGGGGTCGGGAAGAGCAGTGTATTAAAATGGCATGGTTACTCTGCTGCTCTTAGAGGTGTTCCGGTTCTTCATATTCAGTTGGAAGGTGGCGTTAAAGCCTGTATGCAGATATATGATCAGCTTTGGTCAAACCAGTCCTATTCCAATATCAAATCAGGTAACATTGATCCCAACGATAAGAAAAAGATTGAAAAGGCGATTGAAGAAATCAAGGAAGCCGGTTCGGATATAGAGGTGTATGGTTTCAAGAAGTTCGGACAGGCTTCTATGAGCGATGTAAGGCAGTTATGCTACGATTATTTCAATACACACGGGCGTTTCCCGGGATTGGTCATTTTGGACTCATTGGACTTGGTAAAGACCGGCATTTCCAAAAAGATAGATAGTGATCCCGATCATAAGAAAGAAAAGCTACAGACTTGTGCGCAGCTTCTAAAGAACCTTGCCGACGAGATTGAAGCTCCTATTATCACAGCAACACAAACAAGTGATGTGCCTTTTGAAGTATGGAACAATCCTGACAAAGTAATAGACCGTTCCTATACGGAAGGAGACAAGACACTTGTAAAACCTTTTTCCTTTGTGTTTACGCTAAATATGACAATAGAGGAAAAGTCCAACGGCACGGCACGTATCTATGTGGACAAATTGCGTGATTACAAGGAAAGTCAAGAAGTGATAACGATTGCAACCAATTACGACAAGCGCAGGTTCTATCACAGGGGACGGACAATGGAGATGTACAATCAAATATCCGAAAGAAAGGAAGCGAAAAGAGCAAGGAGAAAGAAAGAATCTGATGAGCAAAAAATGGAAAGCGTTTAAAAAGTAATCTAAAATTTTTAGTGATGTGATACGGATTGACGAAGAAGAAGTAAAGGCTGCGTTCGGACTTAGAATATTCGGTTCGCAAGGGTGGCTTTCAAATAAAGGGATGCCTTGTCCTTATTGTGGAAAGGAAAAGAAATGGGGTGTCAAGATAGATGTGCACGGGGGAGTTTTCCATTGCTGGAAATGTCAGACAAAAGCATCTTTCAAGGATTTTCTGGAAAAGGTAGGAAGAAAAGACCTTATACGGATGGAGTATCAAAATTCTATAAACACAAAACTTACTCCTTTGAAAGATGAGAAAGAGGAAAACAACGAAGAAGAACTTCCTGTTCCGAAACTTCCTTTCCGTCTTGAAAGAATAGTATCAGACAGTTATCTTGATGGAAGGGGTTTTAAGAAATACCATTACGATCTTTTTGAACCTTCCGAAACAAATTCCGTTCTTGAAAAGAACTTGCGAAACTATATCATTTTCAAAATGAAGATGGATGGTAAGCTGGTAGGATGGCTTGGAAGGAGTAGGTATTCTAAAGAATGGCATAAAAAGGATTTGGAAAGGGCAAAGGAAACAGGAACTAAGCCTCATTTAAGATACGAAAACAGCATAGGAACGAACTTCACGAAGATACTGGGAGGCTTTGATGAGCTTTCTTCTTCGGTCAAAGATGTTATCATAGTGGAAGGGTTGTTTGACAAGGTAGGAATAGACAATCTTTTGCAGCTTTGGGATTGCAACAGTTTGAAATGTGTTTTTACGTTCGGAAACAGTATAAGCAGGGAACAGATTTCCTACTTGGAAAGGAAAGGCATTAAGAATGTGATCCTTATGTATGATGATGCAACTGTGGAAGAATCGAAAAGCGCAGGACTTATGTTGGGGAAGAAATTCAACACAAAGATAGCCTATCTTTATAAGCCAGGGATTGATCCGGGAGATATGGATATGGATTATTTAGATGATGTGTTGAATAATCTCTATGATCCTATTAATTTTTATGTGTCTAAAATCAAGAAGTTATGGGTGTAAAAGCTAACTTTGTCAAAAATCATATATCATCATGGAGAAAAGCAGAGAATTGTCAATAGACGAATATTTGAAGGTGCTTCAATTGGAATACCTTACAAACAAAGTAAGAAGCCTTATTTTTGATCGTCCGGAATTTGTCAAGATGGCTTCTGATATAGCAGAGTTCAAAAAGGAAAGGATAGAGCTTCTTTCCAAACGTCATTTCAAATCTTCTATTTTTATGTCAACGGAAGAGTTTATGAATTTCTATGAGAGCGAGTTCTTGAATCCTTTCGGACTTCCCAATTTCCAGTATAGTAATGATGAGAAAAAGCGCGCTTCGCAGTGGTATTGGGACGTTGTTCATTTGCTTGGCAAAGGGCAGGTAGTTATCTATAAAGACAGCGAATATCCTATATTAGGCAATAATATGAAAGATCGGACGGTTTGCATTCAAGTAAACAAGAAAAGAAAAAATGTAAGTTATTCAGAAATCAAAATACAGAAACTTGTAATGTGTTTTGATGGTAAATTATTATAGACATGAAAAAGTATATTGGAGTAAAACAGATTAGTGCCAAACCCATGACAATGGGAGAGGCATATGAAAATGGATTGTTGCAGAAAAACAGAACCATCACTGAAAATGAAAAGACGTTAGATGGTTATTATGTGGAGCATGATAATGGTTATGTTAGTTGGAGTCCAAAAGATGTATTTGAAAAGGCATACAATGTAGCTGATACACCTCTTGATCGTATGTATATCGAATATAATGAGTTGATGGACAAACATAATAAGTTAGTCCTGTTTCTTGGCCGAAAAGATGCTGTTGAAATAGCCGGTGAAAATCAGGTTGCTTTAATGGAGCAGCAAAAAATACAGATGCACGACTACCTTCTCACATTGAAAGAGCGCATTGAATTATTAAATAACAATTAAAATTTCGAACTATGAATTTTAAAGAGTATGAAGCTCACGCAGCTTCAACAGCTTGCTATCAAAAAGAGGTAGCTATTCCGTATGTGATAATGGGTCTTACCAATGAACTGGCAGAAGTTTACGAGAAAGTAGATTGCGCAGCCGAAGCAAAGGAAATTGTAAAGGAAATAGGAGATGTCCTTTGGTATGTTGCCATGATAAGACAGGAACTTGATTTGCCGGAATTGGAGTTTCCAGAGATTGTCAAAAAGCTGACTGACGAAGATGTTTATCGTTTAAGCCCTTCTTATTTGCTACAACAAGTAGGCATTATCAGCGGACATGTAAAGAAATTCTTCCGGGATGATGATTACAAAGCTGGATTCCCAGAAAAAAGAAAAGAGGCATGTCACAAGGCTTTGGAACAAATTTTACAAGGATTACAGAATCTTGCCGTTTACATTGAAGGAGATAAAGGTGACTATTCTTTAATGTCTATTGCAAGGGGAAATGTGGAAAAGCTGGCTAAAAGAAAAGTTGAGAATAAAATACATGGGGACGGTGACAACCGGTAACGATTATGGTACGTGCTGTTACTTTTTTAGGAGCTTCTTGCGTTGGAAAGACATCTGTTTTTGATCTTATCGAAAAGGACAGATCATTTGCCAGATTCGCCAAAATAGGCAGCATATCAAGACAACTTGTAAAGGAAGGGGAAATAGACCCTTCCTTTAATTCTGTCCCCAACCAAAGGGCGATATTTGACAAGTATCTTGAAGTGCTGCACGGTGAAAACTATATTTCCGATAGAAGCGTTATTGATGTTCATACTTTCACAAGGACACTGCCCTATTCGATTTCGTTAGATAATGAATTAAGGCGGCAGTCGGATTTGATAAGTCTTAATGAGTATTATCTTCCCGTTATCTTTTATTTTCCTATCTATTGGAATATTGAAAGTGATGGAGAAAGATTGAGCGATGAAAACAGGAGAAGAAAATGGGACAGTGAGATAAGGAGATTCTTAATAGACAAGAGATTGCCCTACGAAGTTATACCAAACGACACTCCTTTTAATAGGGTAAGGTTTATAAAGAGTGTACTTTCTACAAGAATGAATTTACGTTAAATTCATTGTTAAAATCGACAAAACTTCAATTATTGTATGCAATAGTTGTATATTTGTCGATAGAAAAACGAAAAGAAGACAATATGGAGACTTTATTTAATGAGTTGGAAGAATATCTTTCTTCCAATACAATACAATACACTTCTGACAGGGAAAACTATACCGTGTCATTTGATGGAAAGACATACGAGTTTTTCCCTCCAAATGATGATGGATATTTCTTTGATGAAGACTTCCGGTGGGATAATGAAACTACCGAATACGATGGATATGTCTTTCGTTTTGGTGGCGTATGGTACACTATAGAGAAAGGACAGGAACGTGACCCTAAGCTGAATCGTGTAAAATGGAGAGGGCAAAGCGAAGTGGCAGGGCTTTCTTCCAATTTTTTGGGTGTACATGGTTCGTTTGAGCTTCTGAACGGAACAAGCCTATACTCCGATTGGGTAAAGAAATCCAAATTCTTAGGAATCGAACGTCTTGGTATAGTGGAAAAAGGGACACTTGCAGGGGCATTGAAATTTCAGAATGCTTGCAAATCTGTAGGGATCATTCCTGTGTTTGGAATGGAAGTCCCTGTAAAAGATGAAAAAAAAGACATTTCGTTCACTTACAAAATTTATGCCCAAAACGAAAAGGGGTGGCAGCATCTTCTTACCATCAATAAAATAATCAATTGCGATTCTTCCGGGAAATTCATAACTCCTAAAGACATATCGGAACATACGGAGGATGTGTTTATTGTTTTTGATCCAAAAACAATTGATTATACTGATGTTCCTATTCTTTTAAGAAACAAGCATAACGTATTTTGGCAAGCTGATACAGTGGAATATGCAAAGTTCAACAGAGATACAGAATACCTTACAAACTTTGAAGCCTTTTACAAGTCGAAAATGAAACCTGTAGCACTTTGCGATGCCTTCTATATTGAACCGGAATATTACATTTTAAGGGAAACTGTAAACAAGATAGGAAAGAAGGTCAACCATAAATCCTACAATCAGTATTTCAAGGATGAGGTGACCTATATGGAAGAGCTTCTTTCTCTTTTTGGGGATCAGTCTGTAGGGGAAGCCTTTTATTTAAAGGCACGGGAAAACATGGATATGATTGCAGAAAGTTGCAACTTTGAAATTCCTACTGACAGCAGACATCTTCCTCGTTACGAAATGACAAAAGAAGAAAAAGAAAAGTATGAATCCAACGAAGATATGTTTGATTCCCTTATCTATGAAGGTTTGGAGAACAAGCCGGAGCTTTTGGAAGACTATTCGGAAGATGTGTTGGTAGAACGGATTGAAAGGGAATCCGATACGATCAAATTTGGAGATGTAGTGGATTATTTTTTGATATTACGTGATATCGTCAATTGGTGTAAGGGGAACGATATTTTGTTAGGCGGAGGAAGAGGTTCGTCGGCAGGTTGTTTGATTTCTTACCTTTTTGGTATCGTAAATACAAATGCCTTAAAGTTTAACTTACTTTTTGAAAGATTTTTGACCAAAGGACGTATCAAAGTGTCGCTTCCTGATGTGGATACAGACGTTCCGGGAGAGAAAAGGTCATTAGTAAAACGATATATGGAAGAACGTTTTGGGGAAACACAAGTTTGTTCTGTGGGTACATATACTACTTTGCAGATAAAACAAGCTATAAATGACGTAGGAAAGATTTATGGAGCTTCCATCCCTACTCTTAGAAGAATTTCCAAAATGATAGAAGATGTGAAGACGGAGGAAGATTTTCTAAGACTTGCCTGTAGAAAGGAAGAAATAGCACAATTCGTGAACAAATATCCCGAAATGATGAATGTCGTTTTCCTTCTTCTTGGGCAACAAAAGGCAGCTTCCATTCATGCTTGTGCCATGATGATTTTCCCAAAGGAAAAGACAATGTACGAGTGGTGTCCTGTAAGAAAAGTGGACGATCTTGTCGTTAGCGAATGGGAAGGCGGAGAAATGGATGAGGCAGGCTTTTTGAAAGAAGATATTCTGGGAATCGAGCAGCTTGATAAATTTACCGATATTCTTGTCTTGATAGAAAAGAATACGGGAAAGAAGATCAATCTCTATACAGATATAGAATATGATGATCCAGAAGTGTACCGCTATTTTGCAAATGGCTGGCTTAGCGATATATTCCAATTCTCTGCAAAGGGACTTTCTTCTTACACGCAGAAAATGAAGCCTAAAAATATGGATGATGTGATTGCTGCACTCTCCTTGTTTCGTCCTGGGCCAATGGAAAACGGTTTTCACATGGATTATATTGCATTGAAAAATGGAGAAAAAGAACCTGAATATCCTATTGGCGCAGAAGAAATATTGAAAGATACTTATTCTACCTGGACATATCAAGAACAGATAATCAAAGCAGTTCAAACTCTTGCTGGATTTACAGAAGAAGAAGCGGACGGCACTCGTGCAGCTATTGCGAAGAAAAAGAAAGATAAGGTTGAAAAAATTCATCCAAAATTTGTTGATGGTTATGTAAACAAATTTAAAGATAAAGGAGTGACGAAGGAGTATGCAGAAGCACTTTGGGAACAAATGAAAAAATTTGGTTTGTATGCGTTCAATAAATCCCACGCTGCTGCTTACGCTATCAACGCTTACAATTCTTTGTGGTTGAAAGTACATTATCCGTTGGAGTTTTGGTCGGTTGCCTTGTCTCGTGCAAGTAAAGATGATTTTCCTCGTTACATTAATGAGATGAATCAAACGGAAGGGATCGAAATCAAGCCCGTTAATATCAACAAATCTGATGTTGGTATTGTAGGCGATAAAAAGAGCAATAGTGTTTACTGGGCACTTAACGCCACCCAACAAGTCGGAGAAAAGGCACAACAACAGATCATTGAGGAACGAGAAAGAAATGGAGAGTATTTTTCTTTGGAAGAGTTTGTAGACCGTCATTCCTTTAAAGGTTCTTCTGTTAATAAGTCCACTGTTGAAAATCTTATTTATTCAGGTGCTTTTGACGAGATGGACGAAACAAGAGAGTTTTCCAATATCTTCTCTGCAAGGGAATATATGCTTGGGAAATATCGAGAAAAGAACCGTATCAAGATAGATAGGGAAAAGGACGAATACAGCATTGCTTTCAGCAAAAACAAGATAGGTAAGGATTGGTGGTGGCTTTTGCAACAGAAAAACAAGTCCGGTTTCGCTTTCTTTGATTACAAGAAATTGGTAGAGGAATACCTTCGTCCGAAAGCAAAGACTGCGGAATATTACGATGTGGACGATTTGCAGAACTATGACGGTTCTACCTATAAAATGGCAATGGTGGGAGGATATGTGTTGGAAGTGGAAGAAAAGGAGTCAAAAACAGGGGCATTTGCCAGCCTTCTACTTGAAAACAACTACAAATTCCTTCGTGTGGTGATATTCCCTGCTGACTATATGGATAAAGAAGAATATATCCAAAGTTGCAAGAAGAGCATCTTACTGCTTACTGGAAAGGTTTCTTTTGATAGGTTTAAAGAGGAATATGTGATACAAGCAAATGGAAACAGTCAATTTATAAAATTGGGAGTGTGATAATATGAAACTTACGAGATGTTTTGGTGACAAGGCTATAGTTTTGATTTCAAATGACCTTAAAAATGAACTGGATATGGATGCTGTAACTTCTATAGACCATTCCAACCTGTACGGGGAGATAGCTACAAGTTCAGTCTTATTGAACAAAGTAGGACTTCTTCGTGCACAAGCTGAATCTGAATATGAAGCAGCAAAGTTGGAATTTTCTGTACATAAAGCACAGCTTTCTACAGAGATAAGACGGGAATCTATTGTGAATGCTGGAAAGGTCAAAGTGGAAGATATAGGACTTGTGAAACTTACAGAAAGTTCTTTGGAAGATATTCTTACTATCAATCCAGAGCTTAATGCAATGCAAAAGACACTTGTCAAGAAGAAAAAGTATTTGGCGGAAATAGATAGTCTCTATTGGGCGTTGCAGTCGAAAGACCGAAAATTAAACAACTTAGTTCCAAAAGTTACGCCGGAAGAGTTTTTGGATAATTTAGTGGAAGGAGAAATAAATACATTCATAATTAAAAAAGAAAAGTAAAGATGAGAATTAAATTGACAGAAAATTATTTTATCGAACAGAGTACGAATGCACCACATTTATGGGATTTGTACCGTAAAAGAACAGCAAAAGAAACTGGAAAGCAATATGAAACAGCAGAGGCTTATGGATTAGATTTAAAGCAAGTGGCGGAAAAAGTGCCCTATTTTGAAATTCTTTCAAAAGAAGGGGAGATTGTTACATTCGAAGAATTTGTAAAAGAATTTGAGAGCAAGCAAAAAGAGATCATTTCAGAGTTTCTAAAGCAAGTGAAAGAATCAAAATAATTTAATTATCAGCATTTTAAAACATTAAAATTATGAAATTTAACAGATCGAAGTTCAAAAAACAGTCAGTAGAAGATTTGGATTCAGAAGTAAAGCAAGCAGAAAAGACAATGCGAAAGGGTGGTAAATCTTACACCGGGTTTGCTACCGTCCAAAAAGGAAAGAATACATTCCGTGTAGCTCCTTCAATGGGTAAAGCCTATGTCGCTTGCAAAATGTCAAAGCTCCGCGTGGAAGTTCCTACTTATGACGAGAACGGTAACGTAACAGGAAAGGAAATAAAAGACAAGAACATTTTTTGCGCGGACGTACATGGACGCAACCTTCTTAAAGGAAAAGACCCTATCGTCCTTTATTGCGACTATGTGAGAAAGAAAGCATCCGAAGAATATCAAGATGATACGGAAAAACGCAAGTACCTCAATCCTATCATGGGCTACAAGAAAGGCAACAAGTTCGTATGGGGCATCAATCCTACGCTGACTTATGTTTGCTATGTGTATCAAGGGAATAAAGATTTTGCCCGTTTGCAGCTTTATGGAACATGGATGAACCGTATAAAGGAAATTTCTGTAGAACAATCTGATGATGATACGGTTTCATTCGACATTTTCTCACAGATGGAAGGTGCTTATCCCCTTGTAATCACGATGGGGGAAGATGATAAAGGCAAAAAGACTTATTCTTTATCTGCCGGCATACCGAAGAAAGGTCAGTCATGGGATGATTTTTTTGAAGAAACTGCTATCCCGGACGAAGACATGGAATATTTCTTGAATGAAGTTCCTTCACTTGAAGAAATTTACAAAGATTCTTACAGAACAAAGGATTTTGAAATGGCTTTGGATGGATTGAAACGCTTCGATGAAGAAAACAATTATGATATCTTTTCCGACGATGAGTTCTTGAATGAAATTGAAGAAATGGCAGCAATGCTTCCAGACGACAGTCAGCCAGAGGAAGATAAGAAAACCCCATTTAACGAGGACGAGGAAGAAAAACCTGCACCCAAGAAACAGGTTGTAAAAGCTCCAGCTTCGGAAAAGGCAGCAAAAGTCGCTTCCTATCCTCCGCTTTCTAAGATGAAAGCCTTTTTGTCGCAATATATTGACGAAGAATATCCTGGCATGGAAATTCCATCCGATCTTACAATCACAGAACTTCGTGAATGGTACGATCTGGCACAAAAGGGAGAAGCGTTGCCTTTCCCGGAAGGCGAAGAAGAGGATACAGAACAGGAACATGAAACTGAATATGACGATGATCGGGCAAAAGACGAACCGGAAAAGGAAGATGGGGAAGATGAACATCCCGCAGGGGAGGAAGAGGAATCTCCTATTGACGAAGAACAGACGGACAATGATGAAAAGCTATTGGAAGCCAAAAAGCGTTTGCAGGCTTTGAAAGCTAAGATGAAAAAGAAATAATTTTCTTTTCGTTTTCCTAATATATTAATCAGAAAGGGGATGGAGAATTTTGTGTTCCTCCCCTTTCTCAACAATTTCGATCATGAGCAGCAAATATTTAGCTATAATTTCAACGGATCATCATCTTACTGCCGATAATGCTACTATTATAAAAGATATTCTTTTGGAAGAACTTGACTTGGCAGAAAAGAAAAAGATACAAACCCATATATGGTTGGGTGATGTTTTTGATAACAGGGTATCGCAAAGAGAAGTGTGCCTTTCCACATTGAATGATGTCCTGGAAGAATACGACAAACGCGGACACCATGTGATCTGTATTCCCGGCAACCATGACAAAACATCCTACACAAGCAAGAAATCGTTTCTTACTCCTTTTAAATATCATCCGTCTTTTACTTTGGTAGAAGAATTGGACGGAATGCAAGTAGAAGGTGTGTATTGCTTTTTTCTTCCATTTTTTACAGATGATATTCTTTTGGATGAACTGGAAGAAATAGGGGATAAAAGAAAGAAGAATATCCTCTTTGGACATTTTGCGGTCACAGGAAGCAAGAACATGGACGGATCGGAAGTGTCCAACCTTTTAAAACCTTCCATGTTCCAGATGTTCAAAAAAGTGTACTTGGGACACTATCATAACTATCAACGGGTAGGAGAGAATATCTATCATTTAGGAAGTGTCCAACAAAACAACTTCGGGGAAGATGAAAAGAAGGGTTTCTGGCTTTTGGATTCGGATTTGAATGTAGATCTTGTTTCTTCTACAAAAGGACAAGTATTTAAGAAACTGGAAATTGATTTGGGGGAAACTCCCCACAAACAGGCAGTGTCACTTATCAAGAAATTCAAAAAGGAGAACCCTACTGCCCGTGTAAGGGTGGAAGTCTGGGGAGAACAATCTTCACTTGATGCCTTTGATAAGGATACCTTTACAAAAGAAGGTATAGATATCAAGAAAAAGTTCAAAGAAGTGGAAGAAAAACATTCTATGCTGACAGAAGTAAAGGCACTTAACAAAAAGGACATAGAAGAAAGATTTTCCGCTTTTTGTAAGGAAAACGAATATGACGAAAAAGAAGGAAAAGAAATTTTAGACAAGTTGATGTATGGCGAAGAAAAAGGAAACTAAAAAAACGGAAGAAGCGGTAACTGGGGAAGTGCAGCAACCTAAAGAAGAAAAGAAACCGAACCGTCTCGGTGATCTTATAAGCCGGATTGAAAGTAGGTTTGGGAAAGAAGCCATAGCGGGAAAGAAACAAGATATAGAGTTCGTGCATTCAGGTTCTTTCCTGCTGGATGAAATACTTGGTGGAGGATGGGCAAAAGGACGTATTGTGGAGGCTTACGGAGGCTTTTCTTCCGGCAAGACAAGCATAGCTTTCCATCTTGCTACCGAAATCCAAAAACAAGGAATGGCGGTAGGGTATCTTGATACAGAAAATGCAGTTGATCCGAAATACATGGGAGCTATTGGCGTAGACCTTTCTCCTGACAAATTCATTCTTTCTCAACCTTCTACGGCAGAGGAAACGTTAGAAATAGCAAAGGAAATGTGCAATGAACCTTCTATTGGATTGGTGGTGATTGATTCTATTGCAGGGCTGGTTCCTACTGCTCTTTTGAACGGGGAAGCTGGAGATGCTCACATAGGACTTACAGCAAGGCTTTTAAGCTCACAGGTAAATATCTTGAAAAACATCTGCAAACAAACAGGGTGCATTTTATTCTGCATCAACCAGATCAGATCAAACATAGGCGGGTATGGAAATGCCACTACTACGCCGGGAGGTTTTGCCATACCTTTCTATGCAAGTCAAAGAGTTGAACTTGCCCGTGTAGGTTCTGATAAGGAGGGTGAAGTGTCCGTTGCCAATAAGGTAAAGATCACATGCAGGAAAAACAAAGTTGCTCCACCTATGAAAACTTGCAATATTGTTATCCGTTTTGGTGTAGGTATTGACAAGGTGATGGAAATGCTTAACATGGGATTGGACTTGGGTGTACTTACAAAGAAAGGAACGTACATCTATTACGGAGAAGAAAAAGTAGGATTTGGTTTCCCTGCTGCGAGAAAAAAGCTGATCAAAGAAACAGAACTTTTTGACAAGATCAAAAAAGATGTTCTTTCAGAGTTCAGAAAGAAAGAAGTAACATTTGAAAACAAGGAGGTGGAAGATGAAGCCGGTCAAGATTGAAGCAACAAATTTTGTGTCATTCGAGCATTTTGAATACACATTCCAAGATGGGGTAACCGCACTTGTGGGATTGAATAAAACAGACGACAATCAAGGCAGTAACGGTAGCGGTAAAGCGTTGACGATGGATGCCGATATTCTTACCCCTAATGGGTTTGTAAAAATGAGGAATATCAAAGTAGGAGACATTATCCTTCATCCTTCCGGTGCTTATCAGGTGGTGAGAGCGATTCCGTTTCATGATACAGATATTGCATACAAGATTACTTTTTCTGACGGTACGGAAGTAAAATGCAATAAAGAGCATTTATGGAAAGTACGAACAAACCAAAGCGAAGAATGGTCTGTAATTTCGCTTGGCAAAATCATGGAAAGAAGCAAAGATGAAGAAGTGTTTTTTGAAGTTCCTGGGTGTTTCGGCAGACCGTCTAAAAAGATGGTTTCTTTTACCTGTATGGGTGCGGAAGAGCAACAATGTATTACCGTTTCGGGAGAGGACGGAATGTTTATCACGAACAACTACACACCTACTCACAATTCTTCTATGCAACAGGCAGTTTATTTTGCCATAACAGGTAACAATTATCGGAGCAGTATTGACAAGAAACTGATTCGAAACGGTGAGAAGGAAGCGAAAGTATTACTTGATATAGAATGTCCCATAAGGAAAGAAACTCTCCATATTGAGCGCATTTTACCCTTAAAAGGAAGCAGTAAACTTAATGTGTCTATGAATGGTGAGCCAGTCAGTCTTGCTACTGTAAAAGACGGCAACAACTATATCCTTTCATGGATGGGTATTTCACCAGAAGATTTGAAAAGCTATTTTCTTATCTGTAAAGAATATTACAAGTCGTTCTTTAAAAGTTCCAATACGGACAAATTGGCTCTCATAAGTCGTTTTATCAATTATGACTTCTTGGATGGCAGTAAGGATATTATACAAAAGGAACTGGACGAAATTTCATCTAAGAAATCAGTTATCCAAAGCAAAAGAGATCGTGCGGAAGGGAGTGTAGAAGCATTGCGGCAAATGATAGAGGATGCCGTTAATTTCGACTTCGAAGCGGATCGAAAGGAAAGGATCGAAAGGGTGGAAAGTAAAATCAAGTCTTTAAAAGAAGATATTGATTCTGCTAAATACAATATTGACTATAACAAGAAAAACATTGACAAAGGAAAGAAAATACTTGAAGTCTTGGAAGAAGAACTTCGAGAAGCCGAAGAAAAGAAAAAGAAACTTCCTTCTACTAAGGAAATAGAAGATGTGATTGAATCCGTCAAAAAAGAACTTGGAAAAGCCAAAGAAGATCAGAATGAGATTTTGGAAACAAAAGAAGAGCTTTTGAAAATCCATGACGAACTGAAAGTGTCTCTTCGGAAAGTTCTTGTAAACCTTTCTGGGACGATTACGTGTCCTAAATGCAAGCATAAGTTCTTGACACTTCAAGACACTACACTTGAAAAGGAAGAGAAGAAAAAAGAGAAAATAGGGAAACAGGAAAAGGAAGTTGTCGGGGAAATAACATCTTTGGATGAATCCCTAAAGGAATACGAAGACCTTATTTCTTCTTTCATTCAAGTGAAAAACGAACAGGAGGATGAACTTGACAAAATCCGGGAAGCAGGAAAAGAAATTTCATCTGCTGTCTATAAGATCACAAGTGAAATAGAATCTCGAAAGTCCAATATTTCCATTCTTGAAAAGCGAAACAAAGGGCTTTTAGAAAACATAGCTGCCGGAAAAGAAGATGTAAAACGTCTGAAAAAACAGATAAAGGAAATCGAAAAGGAAATGCCTTCTTCTATTGATACTTCTTCACAGGAAAAGCAAATAGAAGAAATGATGCTTGCTATCGCAGGGTATGACAAGGAAATGACGGAATTGGAAAACGAAATGTTTCGCAAGAAAGAGTGGATAGGAAGATTCAAATCATTCAAGATGTATCTTGCGATAGAACAGTTAAAGAATATTCAACTTCGAGCAAACAATATCCTGAAAGCAGAAAACAGCGATCTTAGAATCGTCATAGAAGGATTTAAGACGAAAGCAGACGGAGACATAAAAGAAGAGATAACGCCTTATGTAGTCCGGGATGAACCGGAAAACTTTTGGTATTATAGTGGAGGAGAACGTGCAAGAGTGGAAATTGCCTTGATTATAGCCATACAAGGAATGATAAACGAGACGAACAAATGGGGAGGATTGCAATTCCTATCCATTGATGAAATCACAGAAGGACTATCGAAAGAAAGCCTATATGACGTGATAGAAGCATTGGAGTTCATTCAGTTTCCTATACTTGTTACAACTCATATTTCGAATGAAAACGCTTCATGCAAAACGCTTAAAATAGTAAAGGAGAACGGCATAAGCCGTATTGAACAATGAACAAGAAAACAGAATCGAAGTTTTATATAGGGATAGATAATGGTGTGACCGGTTCTATAGGCATAGTAGGGAAAGAACTGACCTATTATGAGTTCATGGAAACACCTGTCACATTCGGGCAGGATTACACAAAAGCAAAGAAGAATGTGTCAAGGGTGAACGTAACGGCACTTGCCGAAATAATTTCTGCGTTGAAAGAATACGGACTATGTGTGGCCGTCTTGGAACGTCCCATGAAAAATCCGGCAAGATTTGATGCTACATGTTCCGCTATGCGGGCTTTGGAAGCAGAACTTACCGTATTGGAGCTTTATAATGTTCCTTATATGTTTATAGATTCCAAAGAGTGGCAAAAGGAAATGCTACCTAAAAGAATTGCAGGAACTAAAGAATTGAAAAAGGCATCTCTTGACATAGGAAAAAGGCTGTTCCCAGAGATAAACTCAAAACATCCTGATAGAGATGGAATTTTGATAGCGGAATACGCAAGAAGGAAATGCCTTCTCTAAACAACCAACAGAAGGAAAGCGAGAAAATGTAAGAATATATTTTGACATGTAAGAATAAACTATTACATTTGCCACATCAAAAAGTAACAAACAAAAACTATAAAACAATGGCTAATCAGAAGTATTTTAACATTTTTGTACTTTCCTTCCTTGATAGGATTGAAGGGATTGAACACGATTTGAGCTACTTGAAAAAAAGTGCGAAAGACATTAACAGCATTGAATCAGTGGAAGAAGCACTTCATATTTTGAAAGATAAAATAAAACAATTGCAACATGATAATAATTTTTTGCGAGAACGATAATTGCTCCCGAAAAGGAGTAAGGTCACCAATTGCTAATCCTAAGTATGTGTTTCGTGACGGAAAACTTGCTCCTATGAACATTCCAGTTTGTCCTGAATGCGGAAAGCAAATGTCTTATGAGGAAGAAAAGAGCACAGAAATGCCTAATCTTTCAATAGGCGAGTTTAAAATGATGTCTGATTCTGACAAGAAAAAGGTGTTGAAGGAAAGGTCTAAGGCACTTTCTAAAAAAGACAACAGTGAAGACAAGATACGTCACTACAAGGAAAAAGCAATCAGAAACATGTTGAACGTAAAGATATAAGGAAAGATGGAAAATCTATTGTATGAAAACGTAAAGTACATTCATAGGGTGACAAGAAAGAGCATCCTTGTACTTACTAACTCAAAAGGAGAAATGGAAAGATGTATAGCTCTTACCGTCTTCAAAGGAAAAACAAGAGACTTTTTTATGAATGAAGCGGAGGGTTACGACATTACAAATACTGTAAACAAAGTGAACCTTACCAATTACTCGGAAGCTACTGTAGAGAAATTTATCGAAGAAAGTGATTTTGTGTCTGTAGCGTTTGGACACGATAACTTTATAATTTACAGAAATGTATTGAAGCCTCATGAACTCAGCAAATGATTGTATTCTTGATAAAGCAGTAGGAAAGATGCTTGTTCTTCCTACCGGTGAAGAAGCGGAAGTGAGGTCTGTTCGCGTAGGAAGAGATTACCGAAGTATAGAGATAGACATTCTGAAAAGCGGAAAGTTGAAATCTATCCGAATGGGTATCACAGGGTTTTTGAAAACAGCAATTTTAAAGGACAAATGAAAAAGAATGTATTGTTAATCACCTGTCTTTCTATTTGTCTTTCCATAGGACTGGGAGGCTGCAAAAGCCGTGTTTCCACAAAGATGGATTACACTTTTACCTTAAAGGACTCTTTAGTCTGGGAAAGAGAAATGACGGACAGCCTTGTAAAAGTTCCCTATTCTATTGTCAATATGGTAGTCAACCCTTCGAAAATGGAAGATGGGGAGAAGAAAGAGACAAACAAAGGACAAGCTAACCTTTCCATAGAAAAGAAAGGAGACACCATTTTCATAGAAGCATCTTGTGATAGTCTTGAATTGACAGTGAAAAGCCTTAGAGAAAGGCTGTCAAAGATATCACAAGAAAACGGAACATTGAAAGAGCAAGTGAAGGCTACCCCAAACAAGATGCTTTATCTTTTGGGAGGAATAGCAATAGGAGCTTTCACTATTCTTATAGCATTGATTGTGTTACTCAAAACAACTAAAAATATTTGAGATATGCTTATACATCAAAAAGAACTGGAAGAAAAAATTATAGAAGCCAATCGGCTTTACAGAGAAGGAAATCCTATCATGTCTGATAAGGAGTATGACAGTATGAAGGAAGGACTGGAAAAGTATTTCCCAGACAGCGATATTCTAAAAAAGGCTATCGTTGAAGAAAGTGTAAAAGGGGATCGTATGGAAAGACTACCTTTTCCTATGTTTTCTTTGGAAAAGGTCAAGACGGTGGACGAGATTGTAAGATGGGTAAAGGACGTATGGGAATTGTCTCCTAACGACCGTGTTGTCATTACGCCTAAATATGATGGTATTTCTTTGCTGGTTGATGAAACAACAAATGATTGCTGGACAAGGGGAGATGGCACGGAAGGACAGAATAGCCGGGATCATTACCGTTATGTAAATCATGGAAATCCTATGAACAAAAGGGGGTGTTTTACTTTCGGGGAAGCGATCATCCCTATCGGCATGTTCCTTAAAAACGTAAAACCTCTTGGGTATAAGAGTGCAAGAAACGCTGTTGCTGGTGCATTCAATGCAGATGATTTCAATGCACAAGTTCTTGGGAATACCGCTTATGTGAGATATGGCATTATGGATTCTGACAGAGATAAATCCATGCAGCTTGCAGAACTTCGAAACGATTACGGGAATTACGCTACACAGTATTGGGTAACTTCTGCCGGCGTGTTCGATGATAATAAAACAGCCCTCACCTATCTAAACGATTTGTTTGAATCAATCAAGAATTTTAAATGTGATGGACTTGTAATCGAAGTTGATAACAAAACAAAACGAGAAGAATTAGGACGGTTGCCTAATGGGAATCCGCGTTACGCTATTGCTTACAAGAATCCCGACTGGCAAGAACGATACACGACAAAAGTTCAAAAAATCGAATGGAGCATTTCAAAAGACGGCAAAGCAAAACCTGTAATTGTATTCAGTCCGGTGGAATTTGACGGAGCGACTGTTTCACGATGCACCGGATATAACGCTAAATATATTACGGACAATCATATTTCACCAAATGCTTATATTGTCGTATCAAGAAGCGGAGATGTTATCCCTAAACATTTGGAAACGGTCAGTTACAGTGTGGAACTTTTTCGTGAAATGTGCGATGGTATGATGATTTGTCCTTCTTGCGGAAATCCGTTAAAATGGGACGAAACGCTTACAGATATTGTTTGCATCAATCCTGACTGCAAAGAAAAGATAATCAAACAAATTACTTATTTCTTTGCAACGCTTGAAACGGAAGAAATGCAAGAAGCCACTATCAGAAAATTCTATGAAGGAGGACTTAATAGTGTAGAGAAGATTGTGAATGCAAGCGAAAAGGAATTGTCTCAAATTGGAGGAATAGGAGTGAAATTGTCCAAAAAGTTACGAGGTCAATTCGATAAATATGCGGACAATGGAGTTTCCTTTGCAAAAATCCTTACTGCCTATAATGTGTTCGGTGGTGTGATAGGAGAAAAGACTTGTCAGATGATTTTTGATTCTTTGTCGGACGAAGATGTAAAAGTCTTGTTTAATGACGGTACATTACCCAACAAAACACTTCTTTCTATTGATGGTGTTGCTGAAACTACTGCCACTTCTTTTAACAATGGACTTGCAGTTTTCTTTAATATCATTAAAGATTCACCGTTCCCTATCTCTTATGTAAAAAACAATGTTGTTCTTGCGGACAATCCCGAATCAGTATGCTTTACAGGATTCAGAAATAAAGAATGGGAAGAAAGATTATCCAAAGAAGGGCACAAGGTCGTTTCAGGAGTATCAAAGAACACGACCATCCTTGTAACAAAAGACAAAGAAAGCTCTTCTTCAAAAGTGAAGAAAGCAAAAGAGCTTTCCATTCCTATTTTGACACCGGAAGAGTTTGAAACAAAGATGGGATGGAAAGAGAGATAGAAGATTGGATCAATGACTTTGAAGATGAAGAAGTCTATGATCCTAACGACGATGATCAGTTTGAATAGATAACTTGACACATTGCTTTATGAGTAAGATTTACAAAGAGATAATCTTCAACTTCACCAAAGCATTGAACAAATTGGAATTAAGGACAAGTGCCAGAAGTTTCATCTCTATGCGGAAGGCAGAGAAGGTTATCTCCCTACTTTTTGAGATCATATTTGATAAACTGGAAAGAGACGGAAAAGCAAACATAAGAGGATTTTGCATTATCAAGAAAATCAAATGTAAAGAAGGAAAGCATTATTTTGAATTTATAGACAATAGAAAGAAATGACATGTACTACTATAGAGAAAAGGACTATTGGTATTTTGGTGCTTTGGAAAAATCAGTTTACAAGAACCTTAAACTGATTTCCTCTTTTAAACGCAATGCTACCAATAAGGAAATATACATAAAATCCGATCCGGCAAAAGATTTCCTTTTAAAAGAGTTTGTTTCCGACAACGAAATAGAAGAAGTTGATCCTCTTTCAATAGTCCGTCCTGGCTGCAAAGCCGAAATAAAGCCTTACAAGGAACTTTTATCCCGAAAGGATATAGAACTATTGATAGACAATCTTCCTCTTTTAAAAAAGCCGAGAAGCTATCAAACGGACTATCTATATTACGCAGTCAATCACGGAAACCATATAAATGGCTCTGGAGTGGGATGCGGCAAAACAAAAATGGCTATTTTCTATGCTGAAATGCTTGATCTTTTCCCTTGTATGATAGTCTGTCCAGCTTCTGTAAAATCCGGTTGGTTAAGAGAGTGGAAAGAAACGAACCCAAACAGACGGGTATCTATCATTTCCACATCTTCCCCACCGGAAGATTTTGAAGCAGACGTGATAGTGATAAACTATGACATACTTGGGAAAAGGGTCACAAAAGAAAACGGAAAAACATCTCTTGAAATAAGATTGGATGGAATGAAAAAGAAATCATTCTCTCTTGTGATAGCAGATGAAATCCATTTTCTCAAAAACAGAAAGTCCATCAGAAGCAAGTCTTTCAAGAAACTGGCATATAAAGTTCCTTCCGTGATAGGGCTTACAGGGACACTTATCATGAACCGTCCGGCAGAGCTTCTAAACATCCTGATGTTAATAGAAAGGATAAAGGAAATTGCACCAGACGACCAGTATCATCATTATTTTTTTGAAAGGTACTGCAATATGAAGGAAACGAACTTTGGTATGGACATATCAGGAGCTTCCAATATCAAGGAACTGAATCGTCTCTTGAAAGAATGCTGTTATTTCCAGGTAAACAAAAGGGATGCACTGAAAGAGCTTCCTCCTATTTCGGAAAATGTTGTGGAATGCGAGATCACAAATAAAAGAGCCTATAAAAAGGCAAAGGGTGATCTTTTGCAGTTCATTGAAGATAAGTTTAAGGACGAAGAAAAGGTTGAAAAAGCTGCAAGGGCAGAGTTCCTTGTAAAACTTTCGACATTAAAGCAATTATCCTTAGAAGGTAAAGAAAAGTTTATCAAAAAATGGGTGGAAGAGTGGATGGAAGCAAACGAAGAAGAAAAACTTTTGGTATTCGCTTCGCAATCCACAATCCTTACAAAGATAGCCGGAGAGTTTAAGGAAGGGCTTCTTATTACAGGAAGCACTACCACAAAGAAAAGGGATGAGATTTTACAGAAGTTCGCCCTGGAAAAGAACAAAAGAGTTCTTTTTGCAAATATAGGCTGTCTTGGTACTGGTGTGGACGGGCTTCAAAAGGTTTGTTCCAATATGGCTATCTTAGAACTTCCACCGCGTCCGAGCGACCTTGTGCAAGTTATAGGAAGATTGGAAAGAAGCGGGCAGGAAAATCCGGTTACGATTCAATACCTGTTATCAACAGAAACAATCGACCAGGACTTGTGGGAGATGCTGAAAGGAAAGAAAGATGTTACGGACATGTTAAACAAAGGATTCCAGGACGATACCAGTCTTATGATCCTTCAAAAGTATAAGAATGAGCGATAAACGAAAGGGAACACGGATCATTGAGGTTTGGACGGATGGAAGTTGCAATGCTAACCATCCCAAAAAACTGGGAGGTTCTGCCGTTTACATCAAATGGAAAGACAAGGAATATCATATAACCAAAGGACGTTCCTATACTACGACAGGAAGAAGAGAAACGGAAGCAATTCTTCTTGCACTTCGAGCGATAAAAAAGAATTTGAATGTAAAGGCAACCTTCTATATCGACAGCCAGTATGTTGCCAATCAGTTTCGTCACAAGTTCCTTGATTGGGCAAGGGAGAACCTTCATGTAGAAAATCAGGATTTGTGGGATGCTATATTTTCGGAAATGTTGTTGCATAGAAAACTTCGTGTTTCCGTAAAATGGATAAGAAGCCACCAGAAAGACTACAGCGATCCTATTGTATGTGGCAATTTCATTGCAGACTATATGGCTAATTACAAAAATTTTAAAGAGTATGAAAAAGAAAATCATTTACAATAACTTGATCCCTTTTAAGGGATTTACAGCAATCACTCTGTTTCCTTTCATTTTTGTAAGGAGAGAATACGAGCCTTTAGGAATGAGAACAATCATACATGAGAACATTCATCTAAGACAGCAGAAAGAGATGCTTATAGTATTCTTCTATTTGTGGTATGTGATAGAATGGATTGTAAGATTAATTCAATACAAAGATTCCTATGAGGCTTACAGAAACATTTCTTTTGAGCGAGAGGCATACAACAATGAATATGATGATGAATATTTAGGCGTAAGGAAACCTTACGAATGGGTTCATTATTTGAGAGGATAACAGAAGCAAACGAAAAGAAGATGTTATGAAATGGAGCAAATATCAGTTGGCTATTTTTGATGCTTACGAAAACACCAACAAAAACATAGTGATTGATGCAACTGCCGGTTCTGGCAAAAGCAGAACGCTCAAAGAGTTATGTAATCGTACACCGGAAAACAAGTCATGTCTTTTTATGGCATTCAACAAGAGCATAGCAGAGGAACTAAGGTCTAAACTCCCTTATTATGTCGATTGCTATACTTTCCATGCGCTTGGACTTCGTACAATGATGAAAAATTTCCGGTTCAAAGCAAAAGTGAATGACGGAAAATGTTTCAACCTTTGTACGAGGCTGTTTCAATATAAAAAGATGGAATTTAAAGAAAGAATGAAGTATTTCTTTGCACTCCAGACATTGTGGGAACAAACAAGACTGTCTCTTTGTAAGATAAATGAAGAAAACATTATTCCCATTACAATAGAATTTGATCTGGATTACGAAGAAGAAATGATCCCCGACCTTCTTGAAATTGAAAAGGCATGGAGAAGCGATTGTACAAGGATAAACAACAATCTTGCTTTTGAAATAGATTTTGTTGATATGCTTTGGATTCCTTACACATTTTTAGAGCCGGAAAGTTTCCCAAAATACAATGTTGTGATGGTTGATGAGGCAAACGATACCTTTCTATTACAAAAAGAAATCATGCAAAATTTAATAAAGGCAAGAGGCAGATTCATTGCTGTAGGAGATAAAAAACAGATAATTTATTCCTTCATGGGTAGCGACTTGAATGTGTTTAATTCCTTAAAAAATAGCCCCAACACAGTTACACTTCCTCTTTCTGTCACATACAGATGCAGCAAAAGGATAGTCGAAGAAGCTAATAAGGTATTCCCTGGGACGGAATGTGCGGAAGGAGCAAAAGAAGGTGTTGTCAGAAAAGGTGAGCTAAGCGAAGCCGCCAACGGAGATTTTGTTTTGTGCCGGAATAACCTTCCCTTAGTGGCAGCTTTCCTGCAACTCCTTAGAGAAGGAAAGAAATCATCTATAATGGGACGTGATTTTGGGGAAAGCATTTGCCGTCTGATGGAAAATCAAACCAGTCTTGACGATATGTATCTTCTGTTGGATGATAAAAAGCAAAAACTTATAGAAAAAGGTATTGCGCCTGCCTCTGTGAAAAATCATCCGTCTTATGTTTCTTTGGAAGAAAAAGTGAAGATTGTGGAATTGTTATATGAATCGTATCAAGGAAATTTCTCTTCCTTAAAGGAAAAGGTTAGGAACATTTTCTCTGGCGACAAGAAAGGGATTATCCTATCCACTATCCATAAGAGCAAAGGATTGGAAGCTGATCGTGTTTTCTTTTTGAATCCAGAGCTACTTCCGTCCAAATATGCAAAAACATCTAAAGCATTGTACGCGGAAAAGTGTCTTAAATTTGTGGCAATTACAAGGGCAAAAAACGAACTGGTTTACTGTCATATTAATGCGGATATTAAATTCCACAAGTAACAAAACATCGCAAGGTGAAATGGATTGGAATATTACTTTTAACAAGTGTTTGCACTTTTCACCTTGCGATGTAATAATATATTCTTACATTTGCAGCATCAAAAGCAACAATTAAATTTTTTAGATTATGGGAATATGTGGATGGATTTGCATAACAATCATTTTTATTGCATTGTGCGTCACAGCTCAATCAATGTTCGAAGCTTACCTTTCTTATAAGAGTGAAAATTTTGAAAAAGAAGATGAAGAAAAAGAAGACTAAACTGTACATCATTGTACCTCATGAGAATGGAAAAGTAACCCTTTTTTCGGCTGACAAGATAGAAGAACTTGTTCCTTTCCTTCCTTCGATGGAAGCGATAAAAACAAACGTAGAACTTCAAGTGGCAAAATGGGAAAGAGATCGTTCATACAAGCCACAACCCCTTACGCTTAGTGTTCCTTTAGATATTTTCCTAAAAGTGAAAGCTATTACAGGTGGGAAATGGAATGAAATACCTGTCAATCAAGGATGCAACGGTGTTCCTTCGGTAATTTTAATTCCCAGCAAAGATAAAACGGAGGAAGATGAACATAGTTGATGGGATCGTAGGGAATACTTTCATTGCTATAGACAGTGAAAAGCAAGCAATGAGATGCGACCAGATTCAAGAAGAAGGAAAGCTCGCGCTGACTGTTTCTTTAAAAAACTCACATAGATTTGGAAGAAGTCTTTCAGAAGCTATAAAATATGACTACTCCTATGTTGTGGAATGTATTTTGAGCACAGGCGACAGTTTTAGAGCCACAAGCGGGCTTCTTTTAATGGATATGTGGGGAGATTGGGTCACAGTTCTAAAATCGGAAGGAATACCGCTTTTTTCTTATGATTTTTCCGAAGATAGTAAGCAAGCGAAAGACTTTCTTTTTATAGAAAAAGTAAACTTCCTTCCACTGCCGGAAATTATTTTTAATCTTAAAACAGACGACCCTTCCCAAAACTTCGTTGTTCTTCCTAAAGGAAGTGACGGATGTGATTACACAAAAGGGATAGTAGTTCAATCGTTATTTAAACAGTGATAGCATGTATTTTGAATCAGTTGTAAATTATTGGACGGATAACCCGGATGGTTTCAAACCTCCAAGAATCCAGGTAAAGAGACATCTTCTTATTAGAGGTTACACCTATACAGAAGCAGAAGCAGTGTCCATAGAATGGGGGACAAAAGAAACAGAAGAGGAAATAAAGATATCACCCATTAAGGAGCTATCCATTTATACAGTGATAGAAGATGATTCTGCTGGCAAATTCTTTAAGGTTGATGTTCTTTACCCGGAAGAAACACCTAAAGGAAAAATCAGAATGCAAAAGGTCTCTTTAATGGTCCAATCTGCGTCAGATGTGGAAGCAATCTCGATTGTAAAGAAGTATTTCGATTTTCTTCCTACAAGAGATGAGTTGGTAATTAAAGCTGTTACATTAACGGAAATCGAAGAATATCTTAAAACAGACGAATAAATGAATGTACTTAGTTTATTTGATGGAATGTCATGCGGACAAATAGCATTAAAGGAATTGAATATTCACATTGACACTTATTATGCTTCCGAGATAGACAAGTTTGCTATTAAACAAACTCAACTAAATTTCCCGAATACAATACAGGTGGGAGATGTTAGGAAAGTAAATGTATTGGATTTACAACCCATTGATTTATTAATAGGAGGGTCGCCATGTACCAACCTATCTTTCATAGGGTCAAGAAAAGGTCTTTGCACAAAAGAAAATATTGAAATCCTATCGCTCGATCAATACATTGAACTAAAAGAACAAGGCTTTGAATTTGAAGGGCAATCCTATTTATTTTGGGAGTACATGAGACTACTTACAGAAATAAGAGAATACAACCCCAATATATTGTTTCTATTGGAAAATGTAGAAATGGGAAAGAAATGGGAGTCTGTTTTTAATAAAGCCATTGGAACGCAAGGAATCCATATTAATTCATCTCTTGTATCTGCTCAAAGCAGGAAAAGGATATATTGGACGAACATAAATGGCGGAAACATTCCGCAACCTAAAGATGAAGGAATGTTTTTAAGAGATATATTGGAAGATGAAGTGGATGAACACTTCTTTCTTTCTGAAAAGGCTCTTAAAGGGATCGAACTTCACAAGAAAAGAAACAAAGAAAAGAAAAACGGGTTCGGTGCAGACATAAGAAATCCTTCTGACAAATCCCAAACCATACGAGTAGGTGAAAAAGGCGTATATGATTTGGTAAGTATTCCTTCAAGAAAAGCAATCCAGTTGAACAAAACAAATGAATTTGGGAAACAACCAAGACAACAGAACAGGATATATGATCCACAAGGAATATCCCCTGCGGTTTTGGCAAACATGAGTTGCGGAAGCCATGCTATATTAGATAATTTCCGCATACGAAGACTTACTCCTACTGAATGTGCAAAATTGCAAACCATTCCTGAGTGGTACAAATGGCAATGCAGCAACACTCAACAATACAAGATGCTGGGTAACGGCTGGACAGTAGAAGTCATAAAGCATATATTCAGTTATATGATAGAATAAGAAACAGTTTTTGTATTTTCCATAGTAATTTAAGTTAGATAATTCACAAGGGAAAGATGGTTTGTGAAAATAGTCTTTCTCGTTTTTTTACTACAAACACAATTTATTATGAGCAAAAGAAATACAAAGTTTCAAAAGTTGGCGTTACTTATTAATTCCATAGATCGCCCTTTTGAGTTTTACGACCTTGCAAAGCATACTTTGTTCTTTGCTGGCACGCTTAGAAAAACAATTTCCTATCTTTGTAAGGCAGGATATATCGAAAGGATTGAAAGAGGACGTTACAAACGATCCAAAACAATACCGGACGATATGAAGATTACTGAATTAGAGAAAATGGCTTACAAACGAGAATAATATGAATTTGGTAACAATAATACTTTCAGTTGTGACAGCATTCCTATTGATTACTGTCATTATCCTTTTACTTATGGTCAAGAACCTAAAGAATTATTTGCTTTATATCGATTCCAGAATTGATTCTGTAAGGCTTAACTACCTACTGGGATTAAGAAACAATTTGATATCATCAGAAAGATTTGAAGATGTAGGGCGCATCAATTCCTTGATAAAGGACGAGTTTGGTATAGAAGATTTTGAAAAATTTTCAATAGATAATTTGATTGATATATTGTAAATTAATTAGTTATGGAAATAAAAGTAAAAAGAATTACACCTATTGATTATCCATACACAATAGGAAAAATGTATATTGATGGAGATTATTTTTGCGATACTTTAGAGGATCGAGTAAGAGACATCAATAAAAACGGAAAGTTTGATAATGGAGAGGTAAAGGTTGCCGGAGAAACCGCTATTCCTTATGGACGTTATCAAGTTGTTGTAACTATGTCTCCCAAATTTAAAAGGGAACTCCCCAGACTTTTAAATGTCCCTAATTTCGAGGGCATTTTGATTCATCGGGGAAATACAGATAAAGATAGTGCCGGTTGTTTGCTGCTGGGAGAAAACAAAGTAAAGGGGAAAGTGATCAATTCAACTCCCTACGAACAAAAACTTGTTTCTATCTTGAAAGACGTTCAAAGCAAAGGGGAAGAAATTTGGATCACAATTGAGTAAAAATTCCTGTATAATATGCAAAAGTATAAATTCGAGTTATTAACCTATTAACTGGAAAGGAGGTGAGAAAGAAAGACTATCCTATTTACTCATATCAACAAAATCATTTTCACAAAGGAGGAAGCCGAAAATCCTTAATAGAGTAGGCATCTAACATTCTCGTTGTTAGTAAAGGTGATTATATGCTACTTTACACTAAAAAGTAAGTAGCATATATTTATACGGAAATCCGTACCGGGTTCCACCAATACCCTCTACCTTCTGGTAACATCGTTACATCAAAGGATTCTTTTTCTGATTTGCGGATAATGTTAAATGCTCCGTTGATATCGGCGTTAATGATCTTACCAGAAGAAGTTTTAAACAATCCTCGTTTAACCCTTCTTCCTTTGTAAGGTTCATGTTTGCAAATCTGTTCATCGTCCAAGAAGCTACATTTTGAAGTATAAGATTCTTCAACGATCTTAACATTAATACCTTCTAACATAGCTTTATAAGATATCATTGAGATAAACATATTAAAAGGAATAGAAACAAAGTTCTGATTATTACGTTTTCCGATATTGATCTCTTGTTTCCAGTATTTGTTATGACCAATTATGATCGTATTAATACCATTGGAAACTACGTGATTAACCAATATCCTACTTGCCTTATGAAGATAATCTTTGATCTTATTATTCCTTTTGTTTGTTAATGACCTGATTTGTTTTGAAGTATGTTTATTATCTTTTAATTTTGATTTTAAGTATGCTAATCTTTTATTATAATACTGGTTGATAGACTTCAGCGGTCTACCATTGATAATAAAACAAGAACCGGTGTTTGAAACACAAGATGCTAAATTATCTAATCCTATATCTATTCCAAGGTAATTCCCATTGTCAGGCATAAGATTCTTTTCCTTCTTGTTGTAAACTATTTCAAGAACGATATACCCGTTCTTAGGAACGAATCTAAGTTGTTGAATATTTTGTTTATTGGTTCTTGTTGTAAAGGAGAATTGTTTTGGTAACTTAACAACACCTTGCTTTATCCATTTTTGAGAAAAAGCGATTGTTGTAAAAACAGCAGTATATAAACCATCCTTGTTAAGATACTTAGGTATTCTAACAAATTCGGAATACTCACCTCTATTCTTTTTATTTAAAAGATTGAAGAAAGATTTAAAGTTTCTATCAACCATCATCAACACTTGTTGAGCAACCGGTGTTGGTAAAGCACGATAGTCAACATCGTTTTCTGTTCTTAATTTCTTTTCAAGAGAATAATAGTTAAGATATTTATATTTTACAGTATTGTCATCTTTGTATTGAAAGTAATGTTGTCTGACAACATACAATCCTTTATTGTATAAGTTTTTACACTTATGCAATAGGTCATAAAGTTCATTGTAATAAACCGAACTTTGTTTGATTGTATGTTGTTCGACTAATCTCATGACGCAAATATAGAATTATTATTTATATATAAAAA